AGGAGCGCCAACTACTCGCGCGGCTCAGACAACGGCAACGGCATCGACTACGACCACGTGCAGTGGTCGACGAACAGCGGCTTCACGGCAGTGGTGTGGGACGACACTCCACCGAACGGCAATCCGTCAGGCGTCTCGAATCCGTCAGGCGGCAGCCCTCCGGTCGCACTCACTCCCGGCACGACGTACCACGTTCGTGCGCGCTCGCACAACGTCAACGGCTGGTCGGGCTGGTCGAACACGATCTCGCAGGCCACGCTGCCCTCGACGCCGCCGACAGTGAGCGTCGCGCCATCCCTGAACGGGCAGTCGTCGCTACTCACCATCACTCCTCCGGGTGGCGTCAGCGGTGTCACGGAATACAACATCGAGTTCCGGCCGTTCGGCGGTGGCACGACGGCATACGCTCAGCCCGGCACGACCAAGACCTTCACCGGACTCACGCCGGGCGCCGTATATGAGTACCGGGCCAATGCCGAGATCGGCACGTACACCTCACCGTGGAGCTCGTGGACGGCGACGACTCAGCCGAACCCGAACACCAACCCCGGCAACTACTTCGACGGATCGACGGCCGACCTGGCGGATCTCGACTACGGGTGGGTCGGCACGGTCAACAACTCGCGCTCGGAAGCGACGGCGTTCGGCGTCGACGGCTGGGATGCGGAGTTCTCGACAACCGCCGGAGTGCTCTACCGCGTGCTCGGCGGCTACGTCAGCACACACGCAGCTCGAGTCGCCTTCACCAAAGACGCGACCAGTGCGAACCAGTGGAACGCGGGGCAGTCGATGGCTGCCGATGCGTGGGCGGAGGTCGCCGGCGCGCAGACATACACCTTCTCGATCTACGTGAACCCTTCGCGCTCTCAGCGCTTGGCTGCAGCTGCGATGCGTTGGAATGGCTCGACTACCACGAGGGTCGATGGCACGCCACAGGTGGTTCCCGCGAACCAGTGGACCCGGCTCTCGATCACGACGCTGCTGCCGTCCGATACCATTCGCGCTGCCGTGCGCGTGATCGACGCATCGGGCACGGGGTTCTCGGTGATGCTCGGCGGCCAGTCGATTTTGCTCGACGGGGCGATGGTCTCTCTCGGCGCCGAGCTGCTGCCCTACTTCGACGGCAACACGCCTGACACGCAGGAGTATCAGTACGATTGGCTCGGCCTGCCGTTCTTCTCGGACTCAAGCCGATCGGTGAACACCTCGGTATTCGTCGATCCGCTGGCCGACCCGGACTGCCCGCCGGTGCCGGCGCCGCCGCTCCCGCCGGTGATCGACCAGGACTGCATCGAGGAGATCGGATCGTGGCGCCGCTACTTCGTGCAGATCCCCTCCACCGACATTCCACTGTGGGGCAGCGTGCTGCCGACCCTCACGCTGCGTACGATCTCCACTGCTGAGCGCCAGGTGCGCATCCGCTACTACCCGAACCCGGACGGCCTCTCACCGGACCTGATGGACCTGTCGAACTGGCAGGGCGAAATGATCCTCACGTACATCCCGCCCGACACCGAGCTCACGCTCGATGGCGTGACTCAGCGCGTGTGGGCAGAGGTCGGGGGAAACGGAACCGTCGTCGCTGGCGACCAGCTGCTGTTCGGAACGGGCGGCGTGCCGGCAACGTGGCCTGAGCTCGCGTGTGGGGTGGGGTACATTATCAGCCTCGACGTTCCGCTCGAATCGTCAGCCGGAAACCTGGGCGTCGACCTGAGCCTGACCCAAAGGATCTAGCCATGCCGGATTGCGTCGTCAACCACACGGCGATGATCTTCGACAGGGGCGGGACACGCCGATACGGCCCGCCCCTGTTCGAACTGACCAAGGTCGCGTGGGACCGCCGGCGCGACTCGATCTCCGAGGCGAGCATTCGCATCGAGGGCGACGCCTGCTCGAGCCAGGCCGCGTTTCTCTCGAGCATCCGCACACACCGCCACGAGCTCGTGATCTTCCGAGGGAATCAGCGCGTGTGGGAGGGCCCGATCGGTCGCACCACGATTCGGGGCACGTACGCCGAGATCCACGCGAACGACGTGCTCGCGTACGTGAAGAAAACCCCGATGACCAAGGTGTACGACAACACCTACGAGGGCGCCGGCGTCACCGAGGTCACCACGCGCATCGGCAACATCATCGCCTATGAGCTCTCGACGGGGCGCATCCAGAAGGATGCCGCCGGCTTCGACTTCCCGGTGCCGGCGTGGGAGTCGCTGGACCCGCCCGTGAACATCGTGCCGCATCTGGTGATCCACCACTTCCCGAACGAGGCACGCACCTCGAGCAAGACGCTCGCCTACCAGATGACGGTCGGCGATCACCTGCAGCAGCTGGCCCGCACGTCGGGCATCGACTTCACGGTGGTCGGCCGCGCCATCCACATCTGGGATGTGTCGCGCTCGATCGGCGAGATCGGCACCATGACCGAAGCGAACTTCTACTCAGACGTGGCGGTCAGCGAGTACGGCGCGGATCACGCGCAGGCGTCGTACACAGTCGGTCAGTCGGGCACGTACGGCTCGGCGCTGAACACCGAGAACCTCGACTACTACGGCCCGTGGACCACGATCTTCACGGCCTACAACGAGGAGCCGATCTCGGGCCCGTCGCAGGCTGAGCTCGATAGCCAGTCGAAGCGGAACCTCTCTGGCCGCTCGCCGGCGCCCATCGAGGTGCGAGTCCCCGACAACTCGAGCGTGATCCTCACCGACACGCTGACGATCAACGATCTCGTGCCGGGTGTGCGCGTACCGCTGCGCGCCACGCTGAACGCACGTCAGCTGGCGCAGACGCAGAAGATCGACAACGTGAAGGTGGTCGAGACTTCCAAGGGTGAGACGGTGCAGCTCGTGCTCACGCCGACCACAAAGGCCGATGAGGATGTGGAGGAGCCGTGACCGCTGACTCATACAAGCGCTCGCCGGAGGGCATGCTCGAGGACTTCAAGGAGCGCATCGAGCTGCTCGAGCGCCGCATCTTCCCGACGCGCCTGGGCGCGACCGGGCGCTATGTCACGAACTGGAACTTCGCGGTCGAGTCGGGGTTCTACTGGTCAGACCAGAACGCGACCAACCGGCCGCCGCACGGCTCGTGGTCCTCGGCCATCGTCTATCGCAACGACATGCCGGGATTCGAGCGCGTCATTCAGGATGCGATGCAGCCGACCACTTCGCCCGACACGATGGCGGTGGAGTGGCGTCGCGTCGCATTCCCGGACGGTGCCGGCGGGTGGACCTGGGGCACCTGGCAGCCGCTCCCGGGCGTGCGCGGCACCACGGTTCAGCGCGATCTGTATTTCTTCCCGCCGACGACAGACGCCAACCGCGCAGCGCTCGCGAATCGCCGCATCCAGTACTTCAACACGACCCTCAATCGCTTCGAGACGTTCCTGGCCTCGATCGGCACGACGGGGCTCACCGCCCCGGGGGTGCTGGCCGGCATGGGCTCGGGGTGGTACAGCCTGCCCGCCGAGGAGTGGGCGTCTCTCGGCGGTCCCATCGCTCACACATCTGGACCCGGTGGGGTGTACGCCTGCACCTGGACCAAGGGCGTCGTGTCTGCGGGTGCGACCCTGAACCCGTTCAGCACCAACGGCGGCAGCACCCTCGGAATCACCATCGGCCAGACCGGGCAGTACGAGTGCGTATCGCACCATCGGTCGGCCGGCTCGAACGGCTACAGTACTCTCGCGCTGAACGGCGATCGCGTTGCACTCGAGTCGCGCGCGACCGGAATGTTCGATCACGATCACGGCCTGGGAAGCGAGACCTACTCCACATCGCACTACATCGGGCTGCTGAATGCTGGCGAAGTCGTCACGATGGGACCACCCGCTGGGGCGGGTGCGTCGATGCAGTGGAGCAGTCAGACGCTTACGGGCACGCTCACGGTCAAGCGCATTTCGTAGCTCGCGTGGCATCATAAGGGCATAGCCCGGAAGGAGACAACCCATGTCGAAGGCTCAGGAAGTGCTCGAGAATCTGGATCCGAAGGATCGCGCGAAGCTCACCAAGGCGCTGCGCGGGTGGAGCAAGGGCGGCGTCGAGAGGCCGCTCATCCCGATGGCAGACGACGTGACCGAGGACGGCATCGCGGATGCGTGGGGTCTGGATGAACACGGCGAGCTCGTCGTGGTGGCCGGCATCCCGCTCGCTGACACCGTGTACAAGACGGAGGCACCGTCATGAGTTGGGTCACGATCGACGGCGAGCGCGTAGCGTCGGCCGTCGCAGACGACTTCCGGGCGATGAACGAGGAGTTCCATCGCGTATGGGGCGTGTGGCTCGTCGTCACGTCGGGCACGCGTACCTCTCAGGAGCAGATCGACATCTTCCTGAGCCGGTACACGACCAACCCCGGCGGGCGCCACGTCTACGACACGCGCTGGTGGAACGGCGTGCTCTACTACCGCGTCTCGAGCGCGGGCACCGTCGCACAGCCAGGCACCTCGAACCACGAGGAGAACGGGCCGATCGGCCCTCGAGCCCTCGACATCCAGGACACCGGCGGCGACGCCGGCATCCTCACGCACTCGTCCGCGCGCGCGCAGTGGTATCACAACAACTCGCACCGCTGGAACTTCGACTCGGCCGGCGACGGCTTCGGCGAAGAGTGGCACAAGCAGTGGACGGGTGGCGACCCGCACGGTGGAACTGCGGCCGGCGACAACACGGTCAAGATGCAGCAGCTGTGGCTGAACCAGACCCGCGGCGAGCAGCTCGTGGCCGATGGCGTGAAGGGCTCGCTGACCACGGAGGCGTTCAAGCGCTACCAGACGTTCCTGCGTGCGTTCGGCTACACCGGCGACATCGACGGCGACTGGGGTCCGGGCACGCAGGGAGCGCACGACAAGTACGCTGCAGCGTGGAACGCCGAGCAGGCGAACAAGCCGCCCGCATTCCCGCTGCCGGCGAGCCAGTGGTTCGGGCCGGAGGCTGGCGGCGACAACTCCATCAGCGGCTGGCACCACCCCTCGGGCACCGGAGACCCCGGGCTCAAGCAGTGGCAGACACGCATGAAGGAGCGCGGCTGGACGATCAACCCCGACGGCTACTACGGCCCGATGGGTGCGACCGAACCGACCGGCGAGACTGCGGGCGTCGCGAAGGCGTTCCAGGCCGAGAAGGGCCTGACCGCCGATGGGCTGATCGGGCCCAAGACGTGGGAGGCGGCATGGAACGCGCCGCTGACCCCGCCGCCGGCACCGGAGGAGCCAGGCACACCGCCCCCTCAGCCGGTCCCGCTGCCGGACAACCCGCGCAACCTGCCCACCTACGAGCCGGTCTACCCCGGCGCGAAGTGGGGCCTCAAGGCGCCGCTCGGCGATGGCCTGCGCGGCGAGAAGGGCGAGGACCACACCCCGGTCCCGTTCATCATCGACCGCGAGATCGAGCACCACACGGGCACGACGGTGGATCAGCTGGATTGGTTCAGCTACCGCAACTCGCGCTCGAGCTGCCCGAACTGGTTCATCCGCCCGGACGGCACCGTGTTCGAGCTCATCCGTCCGCTCAACAAGCCGGCACTCACCGGCCCGGAGTGGAACTGGCGCTCGGTCGGCTGGGAGATTCAGGCGACCAACAGCGTCACGTGGGAGGGCACCGCGGCGCAGTTTGAAGCGGTCGCACAGCTGCTCGCGTGGCTCTCGAGCTACAACGGCAAGGAGCTCGACGGCGTGCCGGTCGTGCTCCCGCTGGATCGCGAGCACTTCATCAACCACCGCGAGGCTCTGCCTGGCACCGAATGCCCGGGCAACTGGTGGGCATCCCGCATGGACGCTCAGCTGGAACGTGCGCGCGAGATCTTCGCCGAGAAGTACGAGGAGACCGATCCGCCGGTCGACCCTGACCCGGACCCGGACAGCTACGTCGTGAGCAAGAATCTCGGCGACGCGATCAAGGGGCTCGTGGATCGGGCCTTTGCTTAGGAGCAACATGCTCTCTGCCTACCCGCTAAAAAACCGCGTGTCAGTCAGGTTCCTTCTGACTGGCGCGTGGTTTTTCGCGGGCTGTGCCGGCCTCTCGGCCGCCGCGCTCGTGAACATCACGTTCGTGCGCGAGCTCGGCATCTTCATGACAATCCTCTGTGGCGCCGCTCTCGCCGGCGGCGCCCTCATCGCAGCTCTCGGAGTCGCGATGAATAGCTACCGATGGGAGTGGGGTGCATCGTGGCTGGCCGCGTTCGGCCTGTCCCCCTACCTCATCGGGATCTGGTTGGCGGTGTGGTTCATAGACATCGGCCGTATCAGTCAGGCGCTACTGGTTACCTCGCTGGTGGTGTTCTTCCTCTACCGAAGCGCGATGTGCGCAGCGCACGCCGCGAAGTTGCGGAGCTTGCACCAAGCAGCGGAGGTGACATTCCATGCTGACGACGACGATGACGACAGCGATGACAGCCGTGACTAATGCCCCATTCGAACCGGCGCCATGGGTCACCCCGATCCTGGCGATTCTGGCGATCATCTTCGGAACAGGCGGGATAGCCACCATCGCGAAGGCGCGCGCCGACCGCAAGAACGGCGTGGCCGCAGCCGAGACGGCAGAGGACGATTCGGTCTCCGAGCGGTGGCGCAAGATCATCGAGGCGCAGACCGAAAGCCTCGTGGGCCCGCTGCAGAAGCGACTCAGCGAAGTCGAAACGAAAGTGCAGACGTTGGAACAGGAACTGATCGAGACGCGAGCGAAGTACTGGAAAGCGGTGAAGTACATCCGTACCCTGTTGACCTGGATAGCTCGCAACGGACCACAGACAGACACAGAGCTCCCCACACCCCCGGCCGAAGTGGTCGAGGACATCTAAGGAAGGAACATCATGAACCCGGTCGTCACTCCGACCCTGATTCCGTCGAAGTACACGGCGGCAACTATGGGTCTGATCATCACCGTCGTATTCGCGCTGCAGGTTGCGATCACGGACGGCATCACCGCGGTCGAGGGCTGGAACCTCGGCGCACTCGCGGTCGGCGCAATCATCACGTACTACGCGCCACTCGTCGGATCGAAGAACACCACCGTCGCCGCCATCATGAAGATTGCCGGCGCCGTTGTGGCTGCCGTTGTCATCGTGATCGTCGACGCTCTGAACGCAGGGCTCGACTGGAACGCTCAGACGATTGTGGCCGTGGCCTTCGCCGGCTTGAACGCTCTAGCCGCGCAGATCGGTGTGTCGGCTCGAGTGTCCGAAGTCAAGACCGCGCTCGAGAACCCGGCCGTCCCCAACAAGGAGGTCGTCGCGGCCGACGCGAAGGGTGTCGTGCAGGTTGCGCACTCCGGTGCTGTTGTGGGCGTCACCGCCGGCAACGTGCCGGGTCTCGCCGACTAGCGCGCGCGTACGAGAAAGGCCCGGACCTTGGGGGTCCGGGCCTTTCCGGTGCTCGCGGCCATTGCGACCGGGCACCTCATCCGACGTGGCGCCGCCTGGGGGCAGCGCGTGCGCCGGGGTCAGAACCCTCGGGAGAACTCCGTGAGCAGAGCCGGCACGTCTGCGCCGAATCCTGCAATGTCCAGCATGCCAGGATCGCTCGGGTCCGCGATGCTCATGTTCGTCACCGAAGTGGCGAGCACGCACAGCTTGGCCGGGATGCCCGTCTGACGACGGTACTGGGCGAGCAGCTGCGGGACGTGGAAGCCGCGGTTCACCTCGTTGTCGGTCACGACCACGAAGGTGTCCACCTCGAGCTTCTGCTTGGTAGCGAACTCGATCAGAGCGCCCGGGTTGGTCGCGCCCCACATGCGAGACAGCGCCTGACCACGAGACATGCCCGTCTGCAGGCTGTCGCCTCGCTGGATGCCGAGCTCGCGGATCTCACTCGCGAAGCCGACCGCCATGGATGCCGGCTCCGTGCGGATGATCTTCATCGCCAGCACGATCGCGATCTCCGCAGCCGTGAGGCCGTTGAGATCGGTGTAGCCAGAGGTCATGGACGGCGACACGTCGACACCGATGAGGGTGCGCTTGCCGCTCGCCGGCGCCGTCTCGAACGCCTTGTAGAACGCCTGGTCGAGCACCTCGAGCACTCCGTTGTTGGGGCGGTACGAGAGTCCCGACCGCGAGCGACCGCCAGCGTACTGACGTGCGGCCATGAGGATGCCGAGCGGGTGGATGCGAGCCTTGCGCAGCTGCTCCTCGTCCATGAGCTTCGCGCCGATCAGCTGGCTCGCGTGGTTGGTGAACCACGCGTCGATCACCTCGAGCTCGGTGAGGCGCGGCAGCTGGCGAAGCATGGCACCCAGGGGCAGGCTGTTCTGGTCGAGCAGAAGCTCCCAGGTCTCGCGCTTGCGCTTGGCCTTGTCAGGCAGCATTTCCCAGGACGCGCCGGCAGCGATGAGCTCGCCGGCGGTTGCATCCTCGCGCTCGAGAGCGGTCAGAAGCTTCGGCAGCTCGGCGCTCTCGACCTTCTCGCCACGTGCCCACCGCAGGGTGGTCGCGGTCGCGCCCACCTGGCCGGCAAGAGCGTGGCTCATGTCGATCAGATCCTTCTGCGCCCAGCCATCGCGCTGCTTGTACTTCGCCAGCTGGTACGCGAGGCCGTCGAACGAGCGCTCCGTGTACCACTGGGACACGGCACGACGCCACGAGCGACCCACCTTGCCGCCCAGCAGCTTGTGGTAGCGCGCCCAGGTAAGCAGGTGAGAGCCGGTGCGCACGGTCACCGGGAACAGGCGGAACGCCTCGGCACGGGCAGGGCCCGGCTGAGCGGTGCACATGGCGAGCGCGAACAGCTGGGGATCCAGCTTCGGCGCGAGGCCGCGCACGCTCACGTCACGGATGAGATCGACGAACTCGATCGGCTTCTCCGCGATGAGCCGGCGCAGGCCATCCACGTTCTCACGCGTGATGTCCCGCTCCGACTGGTAGTAGGTGCCACCGTTGGAGCCGATGATGAGGAAGCGACGCGCACGGGCAAGATCGCCGATGTCGTAGACAGCGCCGCCGTCGTGGTTCTTGATCGTGCCGGCGATGGGCTCGGTCACGGATGCGGGCTCGAAAGCCCGGGTGTATGCGTTCTCTCGCATAACAACCCCTTTCGGATGTGGGTGTTGCGACCGGAGGGAATCTTTTCAAGAGATAACCGATCGCGAGCGACCCGAATGGATGTGTTGGGTGCTGCGGATATGAGTAGCTGCCGGAAGTGAACCCCCGACTGACCCCGGCCTTCAAGCCGGGCGTCCTGGGCTTCGCATGAATGGTTGCGATAACCGACTGCAAGCGACCCGCAGGTCTGGTCAACGGATGTGAGGTGAAACCGGAGAGGGCATGCGCCCGATTGACCTAGGCCGCTAGTCGACCCCGGCGCGGAGCCGGGGGCGGGATTCGAACCCGCGTCCATCCTTTGGATGAGATAACCGATTTCGATCGACCCGTTGAGGTCTGTCCGAGAGGATGTGAGGTGGAACCGGATAGCAGCCACGACAGCTGCGGACGAGCCTGAGGCCCGCCTCATTGCCAGGTAACCGATTCCGGTCGACCCTCTCGAAGAATGGTCACGAGGATGTGTAGAGCGACCGGGAGCTGCGCCCTTGCGGACGCCCCAGCCATAGGGAGCACGTACGGGGATTAGCCGTGCCGTGCCGGATTCGAACCGATAACCGATCGCGTTCGACCCTCGTGAAGTAGTCATGACGGATGTGAGGTGAGACCGGAAGGGCTTTCGCCCGGCGCTCTGCCAGACTGAGCTACCCCGCGCGAACGCGGGGGCGGGATTTGAACCCGCGACCACCCTTTCCACAGAAGATAACCGATTACTCGATCGACCCGTCATGTAAGTCTCTATGTAGTTACTGGGGTACACATTAGCTTGACCCCTGGCAAGCCCGCAAGTCTACGCTCGAGATTCAGTACCCCGCAAGGTCCATCGTTGTGCGCTCGTCGTGCTCGATCCATCGGAGCATCACGAAGCTCCCGCGGTACTCGGCCCAGCTGCGGAACGGGCGCCACCACTGATCCAGTGTCACGGTGCCGCGCACCAGCTGGCCGTGCCACCCGAATACGAGCGACCGCCAGAACTCCACCTCGAGCTCGGGGCGCTCGTAGATCGGGTCGAGGTTGACCTCGGCAGGCGGCATCCATCCGCGCTGTGACATGACGGTGCCGGCCGGCTTGCCAGCGGCGTCGATCACGCGGAGCCGCTTCGGTGCCGGGCGTGGTTTTGCGGCACCGCACGGGCCGTCAAGCATCGTCGTCACCACGGCACCGCTGAACGATCGGACATTGATCACGTTGCAGCTGCCGCACGTGCAGCCGAGACGCTCTCGATCGGTCGGTACGCGATTCGCGTTACGCGTATTGCGTATCTCGCGGTCGCGTTGCTCGATGATCTCCATCTCGAGCGCCTTGTGCGCCTCTGAATTCCAGATGTCAGGGTCGAGCATCATTCGATCCTCTGGCTGGCGACCATGTGCTCGCTGAGCTCCACCTCGGCGTAGGTGCCATCGGGGGAGGTGTCGAGCACCACGGCATTGACGAACAGGCTGATCTGCTCGCCGACGTGCAACACGCGGTTGCTCTGGATGTAGAGCTTTTTCATGACACGAGCTCGAACGTGAGAGGGTGCGTGCCGACCCACCAGCACGCCGGCAATGTGCCCTTGGCTGCCTCGAGTGCACGCACGCCGTCGAGCGGCATATGGTTGCGGGCTACATTCCACGGGATCAAGCCCTCACCCTCATCCACGCGGAGCAGGTGCTCCATCCGGTCGCACGAGAGCGAGTGGCTCGAGAGGCCGAGCTGCTCACGCGTCGCACTCGGCAGGCTCGTGAGCCAGACGAGGTTGTAGCCGAGCAGGGCGTGCGGCTGAGGCGTGAGCAACGACTGCACCTCGAGCTTCTCGAGCACGTGCCGGCACGTGCGGTGGTAGAGCGCGGTCATCGCCCGGTCGTCTCGACGATCGTGCCGGATGCCACGTGAGCGGACGGGTACGCGTACGGCGGGGTGCCGTTGGAGACCCATCGGTTGTCGCCGACACGCGTCCACACGACGCCGTTGCTCCACGTGACCTTGCTGCCGCGCCGGCGAGGCAGGTTCTCGACTGCTTCGAGGATGCGCTGAGCGTTTTCGGCGGCTCTACGTGCGCGTTTCAGTTCTAGCTGGTTGCCCATGATCGTCCTTCCGACGGAATTGGGGCGGAATGGTGGCTGGCTTTAGCGCTGTGCGCCTCTCTGACGGATTAGGCCCTATCACCCGTCCGGGAACCTCAACGCGGCAGAGAGGCGCTGAGCGCGTCCTGCATGGATGCGGTTTCGAACCACGCCTGAAAGCTTTCGTCGTCCATGATCGCGACGAAGCCTTTGGGCGAGAGCAGAATCCACTCGCCGTCCTTCACCCACCACGGGTGACCGTCGCGCTCGAATTTCAACGTGTAGGTGTAGGTCGAGGCGGCGGGGTCGGCCTTGTTCAGCTGCGCCGTCTGGCGCAGCTGTCCGTGCACGAGCTCTGTGATCGCGTAGCGGTTCTCGTGCGTCAGCTGCAGCGCCTGGATGCCACGGCGTGCGACGACGTTGTGGATCATGGCGACTCCGGTTCACTCGGTTGGGTGTCCGCGGCGCGTTCGAGGAATGTCTCGGGCTGTTCCCAGCCATGCTCCGGTTCCGAATCCGTCGAATGGGTGCTCGCCTGACAGCACACGCCGTCGTAGCACCCGCAGCACTTGGCGTGCTTGCCTTCGTGCATCCCGCACGTAGGGCAGTCCTCGCAGACGTGCGGACCGGTCGCTGGTTTGATGTGCCAGTTCGGATCGGACGAGGATAGGCACCAGTGCCCGTCCTGCCTGTGAATATCAACGCTGTTGCCCTCGCGGGGCCAAACCAGCATCATCACTCGCTCCCATTCGTGTGGTCCAGCAGGACGCGAAGGTCCGAGAACTCCAACAGATGGATCTTCCCGTCCGTGTCGCGATATGCCGCCGCCTGGTGCTTCACCGAGCCAGCGCACTCCATGTACTTCTCGACCCGAGCGCGGGCTTTCTCGTACTCGCTCATGCTTGGCTCCCATTCGTGTGGATGGTCATATGAGCTCCGCTATCGCTACGCGCCGTGCTGCGATCTCGGCTGAGATCTCGTGTCCGAGAGGATGCTCGGCCAGCATGTTCTCGAGCTGCTTGGGCCCGATCACGAGCTCGGTGATCGCGAGGCCGGCCTTGATCTCGGCGCGGGTGGCGATGAGCTCGTTGATCTCCTTGGTCAACTCGATCGCTTGCCGCAGGTTCTCGCTATGTGCCATCGGGCTCGTCCTCCCACGAGTTGATCGAAATGGATGTGGCGTAGTCGTCCAGCCCGAAGCCGATCGCCGCCCTCGAGAGGGTCTCGACGATCCGCGTGGCCGCGGCTTCGTCGCTGGTCTGAACACTGAGTGTGATGGAGAGCGTCTTGCTCATGTGGTGTGATCCTCCGGTGGATGCTGGCCCGGAATCATGAGGGATGTGCGGCCGGGCCAATACACCGCTCCGATCTTCGCGATCGGATCATCCCTCGGGGTGAGCAGCTGGAACGTTGCGAGGCCGTCCTCGTCGACGCCGAGGTACAGGCTCGGGAGATCCGTGAAGGTGGCACCGTCGTAGTAGGTGATCCACACCCCCGTGGGGCCTTCGGGTGGCTCCACGGGGGCGTCCTTCGCGAGCTCGCGATCGTGTTCGCTCGGCACGTCAGTCATCGGTCTGGCTTCTCCCTGATCTGCAGGCGCAGCTCGAGCCCTGCTGCGGCGAGTGCGGTGCGAATGTCGCCGAGAGCGACGTGATCAAGCGTGATGCTCGCCGGCTCGAACGGTCGCCAGCCGGCGTCGATGTTGCTCGGGTGCCGCAACTCACGGGGCAGGGCGGTCGGCTCGCCACGGATCGGGATCGGCGTTGCGGGTGGGCGCGGGGTTCCGACCATGCAGTTGCAGTCGTTGTCGCTCGCCATGTTGAAGCACGCGCCGGCGAAGTGGTCTGCATGCCCACAGCCGGTGCACGTGGTTGCGCCAGGCCCGTCACTCACCGAGCACCGCCGCGAACCTGCGCAATGCCACGGTGGTCGAGCGAATGGCGTCCATGAACGTCGGGTGCACGTGCAGGCGGTGCTTCTCCCACTCGCGCTGGACCCTCCACTTGCGCCGGAACCCGAAGTGCTTGTCGCACTGCGGGCAGGCGCCGACGTAGTAGTGCTTGCGGATCTTGTAGACCTGAATCTCGTCGTCCATCACTTCTCCTCCATCGGGCCGGCATCGACCACGTTGATCGTGCGTCCGTTGCCCACCCAGCTGATCATCGGGCCCTCCTCGTAGCGCCCGCTCACGCCCTCGAGCTCGCCGCGGGCTTCGGCCTTCATCCGCTTGCCGGTGTTCTCGAGCTTGCGTCCCTCGATGTAGCGGCGTGCGGCGCTGAGGTGGTTCGGGTCCGTCAGGATCTCGACCGGCGCCCACTCGCTGCCACCCCAGCACTTGAACCGGCGAGGGCACTCGACCTTGGCCGAGAAGCAGAAACTCGGAGTGTAGTCCCGCAAGGACCAGATCATCCGGGGATCTCCGGTCTCGTCGAGCGCCTTTTGCGCCGCCACGACTTCGCCTATGCGCTGCTCGGCCAGCTTCACGTAGCCCTGCACCTGCTCCCACGTCACGATGAACGCGACGAACTCCTGGTAGTCGCCGGTGCGGTCGTAGTAGACGATCCGCGCCTCACTGCCGGCCGGCAGAATGCCGGCCTGCACGAGACCCATCACGTACAGCGAGACCTGAATCCAGTAGCCCAACTTGGGGCCCTCGTAGAGCACCGAGCCCATGGCCGCGGTCGACTTGAGATCCGTGAGGATCTGGCGGTCCATGAAGATCGCGTCGCTCGCGCCGCTGATCTCGAGGCCCAGGCTCTCGAGGTAGGTCGTAACCCTCTGCTGAGTCAGCGCGTCGAGGCGCTTGCCAAAGATCCGCTCGAGCTCCTCGCCCATCACCGTGCCGATGTGCGCCGCGAGAGGCCAGTGATCCTCGGGTGCGTCGTCCTCGGCCGGCTCGAAGAACTTGGAGCGGAGCAGCTCGCGGCATCCGCCCACCTCGCTCGGGCCGACCAGGCGCTGTGCCGTCCGCGGCCGCTCACGCTCCTCGCTCAACACGGCGTCCAGCAAGATCGCCTCGAGCGCGTAGTCGCGAGGGAACTTCTCGCCGACGATGGCTGTCGTGTCATCCATTCTCGGTCCACCTTGCCTTGATGTAGTCGTAGCTCGGATCGAACGGACGATCGCCATCTTCGTGCCGGATGGTGATCACCGCGTTCTCGGGCACCTTGTCGAGCCACGACTTAAGGCTGCCGGCCGTGGTCCCGTTCGAGATTTCGGCCTCGCGTTCCAGACTCGTTTTCATGTCGTCTCCTTCCGGGGAGGGTCAGGCGTCGGGGCCGTCGCGGTGGTCGACCTTGAGGCCGGCCGCGACTTGCGCCATGTACGGGTCTTGCACTTGCTCTGCGCCCTGGCGCATCTGGCCGACTGCCGGCGGCACCTGAGCGGTGATCTGCTGGACAGCCTGTGCCGCCTCGGCGAGCTCGCGCAGGTACTGGTCGCGCTTGCCGATCTGATCCGGCGACCACACGGCGCCGATCACATCGAGCATCGAGGCGTCGTTGTAGAGCGACAGCCCGAACTGCGTACCCAGGAAGATCGCCGCTCGCTTGAGGGCGTCGGACTCGGCCGACTTGAGGGCGGCGTCGCAGGACTCAGTGAAGTCAGGCAGGCTCGCGTCGGCGATGGCCGACTCCTGGTACACGGCGCCGGTCTGGTGGATCGTGAGGCGCACCGTCGCCTTCCACGTGACCTTCCAGTTGAGCTTGTCGCCCTTGGTCTGCGGCACCTGATCGGCGCGCACCATTTCGTCGGCGATGCACTCGCTCGAGAAGCCGCCGAAGCCGAACACTCGGATCAGCGCGGCCTTGATCGCCCACGCCTCCATGTAGCTGAGGTTGGTCGAGCCCTGGCGGCGGTGTGCGACCTGGCCGGGGTTCAGGTTCTCGTGCAGATACCACAGCTGGGCGGGGGACAGGGATTCGCGTTCGGTCATGAGGCTCTCCGGTTCTCGTAGTACTTGCGGGATTGTTCGGCGTTGCATCGGCGGCATCTGCGGCGGCCGTTGCGTAGGTGCAGGGTGTTCTCTGCGTCGTACGCATGGCGCTTCGGGCAGTGCGTCTTGGCGGCGTTGATCTCGCCGACGTTCTGCCCACCATCCGAGTGCTTCGATCGCCACGATAGGTAGCACGTCCGACACCGCCAGCCCATGCTGTTGTCGGGCATTTCGTTGCCGGCATACAGGTGTCCGTTCGGGCAGCGCTCGCCGCGCTTGCGCCCGGTCTGCGCGATGAACAGGTAGGGGTTGACGTTCTTCGGATGGATGCCGTCGCGGAGGTGCAGGGTTTGGCCGTACTCGAGCGGGCCGATCACCTTCTCGTAGAGGTGCCGGCTCAGCCGGGTGGGCAAGCCCTCGACGTAGATCGTCGGCTGGCTCTGCCCTTTCCAGTAGCACCAGTCGGGCAGCACAAGCGCACGATCCGGGTGCGCCTGCAGCTGCTCGAGGATCAGCGCCTCGAGCTCGTCAGTCAGCTTCATGGAGCCTCATCGACAGGTGAGTGCGCTCGTCCTCGTTCAGCGCCACAGTGAAGCCCTCGGCTCGCACGTCGTAGCGCACGAACTCGTCGGGCTCAGATACGCCGTAGCCGGCGAAAGGCCAGGGCTTTCCCTCCCGGATCACGGGATCGAGCCAGACGTTCAGGTCGGCCCGGAACTCAGCCGTTCCACGCGCCCCGTCGGGGCCAGGCTGGCTCTCGAGCAGAACGTAGGCGGTGCCGCGGAGTCGGTGCTGTGCGCCCTCGATGATCGGCGGCTCGAGGCTGTAACCCTCTCGGAGCAGGGCTTGCACGAGGGCCATCTGCACGTGCGTGTCGTGCACCTGGCTCATGATGATCTCGCGGAGCGTCAGGCTCATGGCAATTCCAATCCGTTCATAGCTCGCAGGCGGATCTCGGGGATCTCGCCGTCGACCGGCTTGCCGATCAGGCGGGCGCCGATGAGTGCGAGGTTCAGGGCGTCGGCCTGGTCGTTGTTCTGAATGTCGACATCGTGATGCCGGCGTGCGGTGGCGAGAAGCACCTGATCCTTCTCGAGCCCGCTACCACGGCCGGTCGCGTAGATCTTCACCTTTGTGTTGTGCACAAGCACGGTCGGGATGTTCATGATGCGGAGCTCGCGCGCCACGAACCAGAACAGGCCAGCACGATCGAACGCTGACCCTTGCCCTGAGTTGAACGCCTCCTCGATGGTGGCGATCTTCGGGTGCTCGATGTGCTCGAGGATCACGTCGACGCACTGGCTCGCCAGCAGCTCGAGGCGGCCGAGGCGCTCCTCGAGCGTCTCGTGCCTCTTGCCCTTGCGGCCGAAGGTGTACGTGACCATGCCGTCGGAACCGACCACAGCGACACCCGCAGAGGTGAGGCTGAGATCGAACCCGATGGCGGTGGGCTCCCAAAGGATCATGTCTGCCTCACCCGGTTCTTCGGGTCGCGGTGCCGGGGGCAGTAGACGTGACCGTTGCTCACCGTCCAGCCGATCGAGCGGATCTTGGCGATGAGATCCGACTTGAGTACGCGGCCGTGGAACCGGAAGGAGGCCGGCTCGTGCCAGCCCCCCTCGCAGTAGACCTTGGCGTCCAGCTGGATGCCGTCGAGTCCCATCAGACCGTCTCGCCCCGGTTGTCGAATGCCGACGTGTCCTCGGAGAAGTTGCGAGCGATCATCGGGTCGAGGATCAGGCCCGCGATGTGCACCGCGTCGCCCTTGTTCTCGTAGCCCTGACCGCCGCTCGTCCCCACGATGCGGTTGTTGCTGGCGACGACGCGCCAGTCCCACTTGCCGTCCGCTCGCCGGTAGTACTCGAGCCTGTATTCACCCATGGTGTCCTCCTCAGAACGGGGTGTCGTCGCCGTACTGACCCGGCTGGGCAGGCGGCTGGTAGGTGCGGGCGTCGGGGAATCCACCCTGCTGCTGAGGCTGGGGCTGGCCGGCGTACGGCTGCTGGTAGCCCTGCTGGGGGCCGGCATACTGCGGGGCCACCTGCTGAGGTGCCTGCGGTGCGCCGGGGTACTGCGGTCCCGCCTGCTGAGGGCCGGCCGGCGCCTGTCCGCGCTGTCCGCCCTGCTGGTTGCCGGCGGATCGCGTCACCTGAGCGGTGGCGTAGCGAAGCGACGGGCCGATCTCGTCGATCTCGAGCTCGACGGTCGTGCGCTTCTCGCCCTCCTTGGTCTCGTAGGACTTCTGCTTGAGATTGCCAGAGGCCACGACGCGCGTGCCCTTGGTGAGCGAGCCGGCGATGTGCTCGGCCATTTCGCGCCATGCCGACGCTCGCATGAACAGCGTCTCGCCGTCCTTGAACTCGTTCGCCTGACGGTCGAACACGCGGGGCGTGCTGGCGATCGTCAGGTTGACGACCGGCAATCCGTTCTGCGTGTAGCGCAGCTCCGGGTCTGCGGTCAGGTTGCCCACGATCGTGAGCGGGGTCTCTCCTGCCATTACTGGCTCTCTTCCTGTTGTGCGCGTTCGACCTCGAAGGCGAACATCGCGGCGATGCCGTCTGGCACGGGCTGGCAGCCCTTGCCTGGGCGAATGAAGTGGTGCACGTTGCCGTCCTCGTCCATCGTGACGAGCAACGCGCACAGCATGTACTCGTCAGTCGGGGCGTCCGGGAATGTGAGGACTCCCGAGCGGTGCAACGGTCGGTCTGCCATGTTGTCCTTTCCGGGGTACGAACTAAGGCTATCAGTGACCTTAGCTTAGGGCTACCCCAAACCGTTTGGGCTTCACTGATTTCGCGTCGGCGTAGTCGCTCCTATCCCCGCGAGGGCGTCGTAGTTGGACGGCAGCTCGCGTGCCGCTCGCCACCTCTCGACCGTCTTGACCGAGCAGCCGGCATAGCGCGCGATCTCCGTGTCGAAGTAGTTCCAGCTGTACGCGCGGCGGATCTCGGCCTCGATGATCTCGCGCTGTTCAGCGGTGTGTGCACCCCTGGTCTTGACTCCTGCGAACGGCATCACTTCACCTCGAGAGTGTCGCCCTCGAGCAACGTGAAGTCTTTGACCACGATGACGCCGCCCGGCTCGCGCTCAACTCCCACGAGCAGTCGCACGGGCCACCGCTTTCGCGGTTGCCACCAGCGTCGTCCGGATTCCGCGATGAGAATGTTCACCGACTCCATCACAGCACCGCCCGGATCAGGTGCTCGGCGAGCAGCGGCGGCACCGCGTTGCCTATGGTCTCCCACTGGCGGTTGCGGTTGCCTCGCCAGGGGAAGTTGTCAGGGAATGTCTGTAGCACAGCGCCCTCCTCGATCGTGAAGTTGATCGCCTCGGAGTGATAGCGATCTCGGATGGATGCGACCTCGCCTCGAGCGATGTAGCCGTGGTCGCCCGGCTTGCGTGCGGACTCGAGCGTGAACGGTTCGCGGAGGATGAACGTCTCTGCCTCGATCGCGTTCATGATTCCGCGCTTCTGGCCGGTCGGCCCTCGAGAGACAGAGCCGTGGCCGAGCACCGTCATGGCAGGGCGGTCGACGAATCCCCACCGTTTCCAGCTGCGCGTCTTGCTCGTCACGCCCCATGCTGGCCGCTCGGTCACGCGGAAGTCGCGAGCTCGGTACAGCCCGTCGTCCATCTGCACGCCGGCATCGCGCCCGTCGTAGCGGCGGGGGAATCCGACGACCCCCTCGGGGAAGCCGAGCGCGTCGGCCATCGAGACCCACGGCAACACGCCGGGATCGAGTCGCTCGGGAGAGCGGACGTGGTAGCGGCTGTGCGTCGGCGCCGGTGGGTACACGTGCTTGTGCCGGCTCGCCAGCAGGATCGCACGCCGGCGGGTCTGCGGCACGCCGTACGCCTCAGCTGAGACGGCGCCCGTCCACACGCTGTAGCCGTAGAGGCGAAGCACCTCGGCATAGCTCTCCCAGATCGGCAACACGAACGGCACCTGCTCGAGCACGATGGACGCGGGCTTGTCGCGGAGGATCACGAACAGCGGGAGCACCACGAGAATCGAGCGCTCGTCGATGCTGCGTGCCCGCGCCTCGTCGAGCAGGGAGTCGGCCGTCAGTTCACCGTCGCCGATGCGACGGATGAACGACTGCAGCATGCCCAGGCTCGAGCGCCCCTCGCCGCGACCGACTCGAGAGAACGGCTGGCAGGGTGGGCCCGCGGTCAGCAGCTCGTAGTGCAGGCGCATGGACTCAAGCACCCAGTCCCACACGTTCTGCCCGATCGTGATCATGCCGGCCGCGTCGCGCGTCTTGATCACATCCGGGTCTGCCTCCACCCCCACCTCGGGGATGTTCATTCGATCCAGCGCGACGCCGAATCCGACGCCTGCATACAGGCTCAGCGCTGTCATGGTGTGTCCTTTCCGGGGATCTGAAACATGGCAGAACAGCCGCCATGATTCGTTATTGGCAACATGGCGCCATGTTTCGGGATGGGGTGTTTTTCAGAAAACCCCTGATCAGAGAGAGAAATGTCTTTCACGATATAAGAGAGAGACATACCCCTTGAAACATGGCGCCATGTTGCCATGTTTCAGACCACGGTCCACTGAGCACCCCGCTTCTTCGTGGGGTGATCACCTTGCTGCGCTATCCGCCCCTGGTCAACGAGTATCTGTAGCGCGGCATCCGCGTTCTGCCTCATGCTCCGCGCCAGCTGGGTCTTGATCTGTGAGGTGAGCATGCCCGGGTGTTCGCGGAGGATCGTGACGATGCGGTCGGCCGTGCGGTTCATGATCGTGGACTCACTCGCGATCAGGCGCTCGGCATCACCCTTGCCACGCGCGATGTTCTCGCGATTCGCGGCGCGCTGCAGGGTGTCGATGAGCATGTCGCGGGTCGCGTCGCTGTGCTCCATCACACGCTGCGCGCCCTCCCACCACTGCACGGTCACGGTCGTGGCGCCGTGCAGGATCGACAGGAGCGCGGCGACCTTGAGCTTCGCGAGCATCCAGTGCCCCTTGAGTGCGTTGCCCTCCTCGCCCAGCTTGATCGCGATCTGCATGTCGAGCATTTCAGCGACGATCGTGTGGTCGACGGGCAGCACGTGCACCTCGCCCATCATGGGCTCGTGCCCGCCCTGGTAGAACGAGCTTGAGAACGGGATCGACGGCGGGATCGCACGATGCAGGGCGCCGGGATCTTCGGGGATGAACGAGCTCCGCGAGAGCGTGGGATCCTGCACGGTGGCGAACACGAACCTCTGCGGCAGACCACCGATCGCGCTCTCCTCGGAGAACAGCACCTGCCCGAGCCCGGGCTGCACGCCAGCGATGAGCGCCAGCCTGTAGCTGTGCGCCGGCAGAGAACGGCGACGCTCCTGCGTCGCGTTCCCCGAGCCGGCATACGAGCCGGTCCACAACAGCTTGAGGTTCGACAGCAGGATCGAACCACTGCGGCCGGCGAGCGCCTCGAGCGAGTCGATCTCGTCGATCGCTGCGTACGCCTGCGTCTCCACGAGAACGTCGCGCCACTCGCCGTCCTGCTTCTGTCGCTCGACGAAGTGGGCGATCAGCCCCTCACCCGTGGAGGGTGAGAAGCGTTTGGCTACCTCGTTCGATCCACTCGGCCGCGGCCACAGCGACTCGTCCACGCCGGTGATGAGCGCGCTCTTGCCGGCGCCCGACGGCCCGGCCAGGATCGAGAACTGGTTCAGCGATCCCTTGGGCAGAGATCCCAGGCGCGGCAGCTGGACCGACGGCGGGAGATCTGCGGACAGGCGGGTGAGCACGGTGAGCAGAGCGGCCCACGGATTCACGAGCTGCGCCTGTGCCCACGTGCGGATGTGTACGAGCTCAGGTGAGGAGTCGAAGAACTCGTAGCCGGTCAGCGCCTGCGCCGTGGTCACGAGCTCGGCCGACTTCTCGGTCAGCCCACCGTTCGCACCCACGGCGTTGCCGAGCGAGACGTTCCACTCGGTCTGGTACTTCGGCTGGTTCCACGGTGGCCGTAGCCATTGGTGCATCAACTCCGTCAGCGCGACGCCGGCGCCGGGGTTGCCCTCGCCTGCGAGTCGGATGATATGCACCATGCGTGACCACAACTCGGCCCGTCCGAAGTCTGTCCGCGGGATCTTGTTCGCGATGACCGATTCCATGAGCGCGTTCGGCCGGCCGCCACCGATGGTGTTGAACCACTCGGCGAGCGTGCCGCCCCACTCGTCGCCGACCTCGGATGCCACGCTGTTCGAGAACCACGCGGGTGCCGGCCGGAACTCGTCGCGCGAGTCGGGCCATGCCTCGTCCCACCAGATGAAGTACGACCCGCCCGAACGGCGGTCGACCCCGAGAAGCTTGGTCCCATCCTCGAGCTTGTGGTCCTTGGTCGGACCCACGGCTGGACCCTCTGCCGCGTAGATGAAGTGGAACCCACCGCTCTGCGTCTCGTACCAGTAGGTCGGCTCCGGCGGCCAGTGTCCCGCAGCGGCGAGCGATTCGGAACCGTTCTTCTCCGGCTTGTGGTCGATGTCCTGACAGTTGAGGCCGGATGCGCCAGCGGCTACGCCGATGAGCGCTTCGGGTGTGGCCTGCCACCATGCCTGGATCTGGCCGGGGTCGGTCGTCGCCTCGAGAAAGCCGTGCTCGGTGCGCGGCGCTTTCATGAAGTCGCCGCTCTCCCAGCAGGGGAAAACGTGGAGCCCCAGGGTGGCGAGCGCCAGTGCGCGCTGCCCGTTGTCGCTCACTTCGAGCCCCAGATGTAGGGCAGATTGATAACGAATGGGCTAGATGATGTGCTCATGTGTGAACTCCGGGCTTGCATTATCGCCGCGCGTGCCACACAATGTGAGACGCGAGGCATTCGACTTGTCTCGGAAGCGTACCCCTAGGGCGGCGGCTTCCGCGAGAGCCCCCCCGAACTCAGACCCGGGGGGGTTCTCTCATTCTCTCGATGCTACGCTGATCCTGTTTCCATCCGGGGAGCAGAGGGCCCGACGCCCGTCGTGTGTGTCGGGCCCTCACCCTGTCCAGTTGAGTCGGCACCCCGCGCAGTGATGCGGTTGGAGGTGTCCGCCATCCGGCAGGTGATCCGTGCAGATGTGCAGCGTGTGCCCACGGACCAGCCAGTCCCACACCCGACGACTTCGCGTGGCACCACGCACGGTGGAGTAGCACGGTCGGTATGGCACGGGCTGTGCCACGAGCTCGTCGAAGTTCATCGGCCTCGCAGTCGGCGCATGCCGGCTGCGATCACGAGCGAGATCGGCACCTTGTCGACGGCGGTCTTTGCACGCACGGCTGCCCACTTCTCGGTGTCGATGTAGATGCTCGTCTTAGCCGGCACGGGCTTGGTCACCTCGAGCTTGCCGGCGAGGTAGTCGTCGAAGATGGCACGCACGATCTCGGATGCCGAGACTTTCTGCAGGCTGGCGATCGAGGGCAGTGCGTCCTTGTCCTCCTCGCTCATGTACACCGTGCGGATCTGATCGGTTGCGGTGGTGTCGGTCATCGGTTGTCCTTTCGTGGGGGGTTGGGCTTGAAGCACAGCCAGATGTCGGCGATCTCTCGGCCGTCATCGGTGGTCGTGCGGGTGGTGATGTAGGCGTGAAGCTTGCCATCGGGCAGGTGCAGTGCGCGTGCCTTGCGCCGACGCACGCGGTCGACCAGGCTGACGGGTGCTCCGACCATCGAGGGGAACAGGCGCGGCCGCCCAGGGCGAGCGCGCAGCTCGGCCACGATGAACGCCCACGGATAGATGGGCTTGCCCTTGGCGCCCATCAGAACGGGGTGCCGGCCATCGCCGTCTTGCGCAGGAGCGTGAGCCCGTCGGGCAACTCCTTGTACGCACGGACAGCAGAGATCAGTCCCTCGAACCCGCGCTCGAGGCGCTCCATGTTCGACTGGTCTGCGCTCAGTGCGGCCTCGATCAGCTTGGTCGTGAAGCCACCGGGCTCCATTGCCGCGTCCTCGCCGGTGCTCAGCACGTACAGCACGTGCGCAGCGTCGTGCTGGGTGATGGTGTGAAGTGCGATGGGTCGATCGCTCATGGCGACGACACCTCCTTGTCGTTCGAACTCTTCGATGGACATGCCAGTGATGAGCTCGAAAAGCTCGGGGCTGACGCCGGTGAAGCTCATACTCACGCTCGCCATGCTCATCCTTTCCGGGGAATTGGGAGGGGGCCGCCGCTATCTGAGTGGCGGTCGACCCCCATCGTGCAGTCTCTACTGCCAGTGTAGGGCAGGGTTCACCCTAGGTCCAGTGTCAGTTGTCGAAGCCGAACACCACGCGGATGTTCTCGTGCGGGATCGGGTTCTTCGCGGCGTCGAGGTAGTCGACCGGCTTGTCCTCGGCCTCGCCGGCGTCGACCATCCACTTCGGGGGCAGGCCGACAGCGAAGCGCTCGAGCTCGACGATCGCATTCATGAGCTCGCTGCCCTCGCCACCGACACCGAGCGTGTCGTCCCAGGTGTGCTTGATGTAGTAGCGCGGCTCCTCGAACGCGGCGAGGTATGCCGCCTCGTCCCAGTCCTTACCCTTCCGCCAGTGCGGGAGGTAGAGCGCGTCGGTGATCGGCGGGCCGACGGGCCGGGCGCCTGCATCCCAGTCCTCCGAGTTGACGGTGCGGATGCCGCGGCCGCTGATCGAGCCGGACCACCCGGTCGGGTTGACGCCGTGATCGCGGAGCTTCTCGTAGTCCTCGAGGGACAGCACTCCGGTGCGAGTGACGGTCGTCGACAGGCGGCCGGCATCACGGAATGCGACGAGCTCGGCGAGCGTGAACCACGAGTGGCTGTGCATGTCGACGCTCCACCCATCCACCTCGGCCAGCCAGGTGTAGCTCGCATCCGACGGCACGCCACGCGGTTCGGACAGCGGTTCGAGATGCCGGCCGTCGCTGCGCACGCCGGCGAGCAGCGCGAACAGGTCGTAGTTCCGGTCGTCGAACGGAGCCATCCGACCCTTGCGGGTGAACGGCTCGTAGTTCGACTCGGGGTTGTAGTAGGTGTTCGGGAACAGCTGCCCGTCCTCCGAGTCCAGCGCCACCCAGCGCTCGGAACCGGGTCGCCAGAGCCCTGCGATCTTCCCGTCCTCACCGACCCACGATCCCTGGTAGCGCTTCTCGCGTACCTCCACCATCGAGTGAATGTCACAGCCCATAGCCGTAGTCCTTCCCTGCCTTGACGCTCGCCACGAAGTCGGCGTAGCTGATCGGTGTTGCGGATGTCTGCCTGTCCCACGGCGAGTCGAGGTTGGGCGGCGAGATCGTCTGAGCCTTGAGATCCACCACCCACTTCACGCCGTCGGCGTACGTGGGTCCGACGCCCATGCTCATGTTGTCGTCGATGCCGGCTGCCCGGACGATCTCACGCATGATGACCGCGGCGAAGTAGTCGTGGTCGTCGTACCCCTTGCCTTCCCGCTCGATCGCCTTGGTGAGAATGGCCGGCGTCTCGTGTGCCAGCCAGTGCAGGTAGATGAACACGCTGCCACCCTTGGGTCGCCACGCTTCCTCGGCGGGGTAGCGCAGCTCGATGGATGCACGGTCGCCCATCAGCAGGCCGCCATTCCGTAGAACAGCCAGCCCGGTAGGCCACGGTCCAGCGGTGGCGCCCACGGATTCGAGAGCATCGCATCGGTCGGCTCGTCGGGCTTGAGCGGGATGGCCCACGCCGCCTCCCACTTCTGCGGGGTCACGAGCTTCGGGTCGTCCCAGTCCAGGTCGTCCTGGAACCACCACTGCGCTCGCTCGTACGCCTCGGTGGCAGTCATCGGCTCCTTGACTCCGGGGTCTTGGATCACCCCGCTCGTGGTGCTGATCGTGCCGTTGTAGGGGTCGTGCCCCTGCTCGTAGAACGCCTGCTCCACGAGCTCGCGGTAGGCATCCGCCATGCTGGCGGTGCCGCGGTACTCATTCTCGAATGAGGTTCCGCCCATGATGTTCATTCCCTCCGGGGTATGGGTCAGAGTGCGAGGTAGGTGCCGACGGATGTCAGCAACAGCGGGACGCCAGGCGTCACGGCGAACACGACTTCACCCGTGAATGTCTGGCCGGCATACAGGTCGCCGGCGGTATACATCTGCGGGCCGGGCGTGACGACGCTGGCTTGGTTGAACAGCGTGCCGTCGGGGCCCACGAGCTTGAGGTTGTACGACTCGAAGCTCGGGCTGACCGGCTTGTCTGCGCTGATCCCCGTGTACGTGAGGTTGACCAGCACGTAGGTCATGCCGGCGGGCGGCAACTCGTTGAACTGGTTCGCCTCGAGCAGTGCCGTGGTCGCATCCCAGTTGGTGACGGCGGCCGTGAACGAGTAGAGCTCGTTGCCTCCCGCGTCCGTCGCGATGAGCGACGAGCCAGCGGGCCACGGGTTCTCGAGCGTGCCGACCTCGGGTGCCGGCGGCTCGGGCTCGGGTGCCGGCGTCTCCTCGGTCTGCGTGGCAGCGGGCTTGTCGATCGGCTCGTCGTCCTTGCTGATCGTCTTGCCGGAGCAGCCGGTGATGGTGAGCGCGGCGATCAGTGCGACCGCGGCGATGATGCGTGACTTCATGTGTTCTCCTTTAGAGTGACGGGCTGTGCTCGTCGATGGAATGCATGCCGCCGAAGGTCTCGGCGAATGCGTGGTGTGCTGAGGTTCCGATGTTGATCCCGATGTACTCGGTCGTTCCGTAGCGAGCGTCGGCTGCACTGGCAGCCTCGCCCCATGCTCGGCCGCAGTCCTGCAGGTTCTGGAACATGTCGGCCCAGTGCTTCGCGGCGGCCGTGAACATCACGTGAGGGTCGTCGTTCAGGTTGAGCAGAGCGAACAGTGCGGACGCCGACGGCTCGCTGCTCTGCGAGCGATGCGCTCGCAGGTAGTCGGCGATGCCATCTTGTGCCGGCTCCTTGAGCTCGAGCGTGGCGAGCGCAAAGCCGATGCCGCACGATGGGCTGCCATCTTCGTTGAAGTAGACGCATGCCTCCGGGTGCTCGTCGGTGTAGACGTAGTGCCGGCCCTTCTCCTCGATCGCCTTGTAGACGGCGGCGCGGATGTCGCTCAGTCCGATCACTCGCATGTCAGATCTCCCTCTCGTCTGGATCTTGCAGGTCGTACTCGCGAACCGGCGGCTCGAAGTGCTGAGCGTCGAGTCGCTCGCGTGCCTGCTCCTCGAGCACGAGCGGTAGCTCGGGCACGTCGCTCGGTTCGGTCCCGCCGTAGAGCGAGAGCAGATCGGGGCTCACCATCGTGGCGACCTCGATGTCTCGGGCCCGCTGCAGGATGCGCTCGGCCAGCACCACGAGATCGGCCGGCCGACCCTCGATGATGGCGACCTTGCCGTTGGCACCGATCAGGATCGCGGCTGCCTCGTTGGCCGTGCCGTCCTCGTCGACGAGAACGCCGGGCATGTGTGTGCTGTCGAGCTCGACGAACCGTGCGTTGAGCCACGTTGCGGTGTAGTCGGTCATGCTGAGAGTCCTTCCGCCAGCTTGCGGAGCGCGGTCGCGATGCCGTACTCCCGGTTGATGTGGGCTCGGGCAGAGACAGGCGTCTCGCCCCTGTCGTAGTCCTCGAGCACGCGCTTGGCCTCGGCGAGTCGATCGGCCAGGTCGGCCGGCACCTGTCGGTTGTACGTGGACTCGGGCATCACGATCTGCCCGTCGCGGTAGACGTTCGACTCCTCGCCGTACCCATCGGCGTGCCACTCGGTGTTGACGGTGACGGTCGAGCCTCGCACCATGAGTGTGAACGACTGAGCCCATGCTGTGATGTTCTGCTCGTCACCGTAGCGACCCTCGCCGGAGCAGGCGTAGACGCCAGGCATCGTGACGTTGGTGCCGTACGGTGGCTCGGTCGCACCCTCGATGCGCACGATCTCGAAGCCCTCATCCCACTTGTCCCCGTTGATGAGCTCGAAGTTGGGCAGGTGTGCGAGCCAGTCGTGCGGGCCGTCGTCCACCTGCACGTTGAACCAGATGTCAGTACCCATCACGCATCCGCCTTGCGTGTGAGCTCGACGGCCTCGATGAGCAGGCCACGGATCTGCTCGCCGCTGCGCTGCCACTCGTCATGGATCACGTGCTCGTCGAGCACCGCCTGTGCGATGTCGATCGGGTTCAGCGGCGTGGTCTTTGCGCCGGCGCATGCTCGAGCCAGTCGGCGTGCACCCTCGAACTCACGAATGATCTCGTCGAAGTACGAGAGCGACGCTTGCCAGTGCCCCTCGTCCGTGTGGTGCAGAGCCCCGTCGATGAGGCGAGGCACCGATGCCAGGTTGGTGCGGATGTTGTGCCGTGCCACGCCGTCGTCGGCGTTGATCTGCTCACGCGTGAGTGCGGTGCACGCATCGCATCCGGGGTGGTTCTTCATTGGATCTCCTCGCTGATCTCGAGTCGGTACGCAACGGTGGATGCCGGGCCGAACGTGACCCTCGCTGTCTTGCGGGTGCCGCCGAAGTACTTCGCGATGCCGGCCACCACGAGCGCTTCGGCCAAGCCCTTGTGCTCGACCTCATCCTTGACGTACACCTCGTTGGGGCCGGCATCCGGGATGTTCATGTAGGCGATGAGGTTGATGCTCAGCGTCTCGCGCTCGGTCATGCCCTCGTCGTTCTCGGCCTCGGCGATGAGAGCCACGCCGCCACCGTGGTACTTGCCACGCGTGACCGCCGCTTCATCCATGTGGATGTACTCGGTGTGGATCGCGTAGGTCACCGGCTCGGGCTCGTCCTCCTCCTCGGTGAACTCACCCTCGTAGTCGTAACCCCCGACCTCGCACCAATACTTAGTGTTCTCGTCCTCGACGCCAGCGCTGCCCGGGTTGGGTACGCTGAGCTGCTCGAACAGACGCTGCAGTGGGGACATCACGTACTCGATGGTCTCGCTGTCCCACTCGGGCGTCGAGCCAGCTGCGGCGATGCCGTCGATGACCGCCTCGATCACCTCGCCGGCGTGGTCTGCGAGCAACAGCTGCAGCTGCTCGCGCTTGTCGTTGGTCATCACGTCACCTCTCGATCAGTGACGGCGTAAGCCGTCCCCATGTTGTCGTCCTCGTAGTTGGCAAGCACATCCGTGTTGCCGTCGTCGAGCATCTGCGCATCCGTGTCGCTGATCTCAGAGGAGAAGTCGATCTCGATGTGCTTCCGCCACTCCACTCTGCGCGTCATGATGTGTGTTCCTTCCAGCGCCGGAAGTACCCGACGCCTGTCGGTCGTAGTTCCGCCATCACCCACGATGCGGAGTGTCCGCACGCCGGGCAGTAGGCGATCCATCCACGCTCGGTGTAGATCGAGACCTTCACTCGAGCTGCGCTCACGGCACGGCCGCTGTTGCGGCAGAGCGTGGCGCCCTTGGTCTCGGCTCGGTCGGCGAACGCCGGCGAGACGAGCTTGCGCTTGGTGTCCGTGCTCACGAACAACCTCCGATCAGGTGGCCCATCGAGGTGATGAGCACGTAGAGCCCGACGCTGACGGTGATGAAGCGCACCATCCATCGGGTGTCTTTCACTGGTTCTTGTAGAGGCGCAGCCTCACGTAGTCCCCCGCGTGGGGGTAGTACCTGCCGTGCCATGTGCGACCTTCAATCGTTGCGACAACGGTGTGCATCGGAGCGCCGAAGCCTCCGGTCGTGCGGGCGGTGAGGTATCCACGACCCAGGACAGAGCCGGGCCACGAGGTGATCTCGATCTTGCGTGAGTCGTACGGGCTCACGCCGTTCAGCTTGAGCGTGTAGTCGTGGACGTAGGCGAACAGCGGTGGGTCGCCGAACTTCGCGAGCTTGAACTCGCGACGCTCAGCCTCGGCGGCGCAGTCGTAGCACATCGACTTGCCGTGCTGGTCGCGGGCGTACCCCGTGCCGATGCCAGTCGTCGGCGTTGGCGGGTGACCGCAGTCGCACACGACGACCGGCACCGGCACAGAGATCGTGGGCATGGTCCTCAGACCACGCTCTCGAGCAGCTGAGGCGAGACCCGCCAGTTGTTGGCGAGCGTGATGCTCTTGCTGTTCACGCGGATCACCGTCGTCTCGACGCCGGCGATGTTCTGCCGGCGAGTGCGGTCGTTGCTCACGATCTTCACTCGGTCGCCGGGCTTGTACGCAGCGAGCGAGACGGGGTATGCCTCGGCCAGAGCGAGCCGGAATGCGGCGTCGTCGTGCCCGGTCTTGGTCACCTTCGCGCTCATGCTCAGGTTGTAGACGCTGATCTTCCCGTCGGCGACGGATGCGATCACGGACTTGGACTGGTTGTGCCGCACGAGCACGAACTCCTTGCCGCGAAAGGTGAACGTGTCGCCGTGCCGCAGCCGGACGAGGGAGACGGGCGTCTCCGTGGTGGTGTCGGTCATGATTCCTCCGAGTCGTGTGTTGTGCGAGGGCGGGCTCTCGGTGAACCCGCCCTCGTGCTGGCCGATCGTTGTGTGCTGGGCTACACCATGCTCACCTCCTTGGTGGTCGCACCCGTGAGGTGGCGAACGTCGTCAGCCGACGTGATCAGCGAGGCGTGCGCCTCGGCGATCAGGTGGTGGCAGCCTGCGCTGGCGGCCGACGTGATGGGACCAGGCACCGCACCGACCGCACGGCCGAGACCGTAGGCGTGAGCCGCCTCGTTCAGTGAGCCGGATCGGAACCCTGCCTCGACCACGATGGACGCCTCGCTCGCCGCTGCGATCAAGCGGTTGCGCATGAGGAACCGCCACTTGGTCGGCGACGAGCCCGGCGGAACCTCGCTGACCACGGCACCACGCTCGGTGATGCGAGAGATCAGGTCGGCGTGGCCGGCAGGGTACGGGCGGTCGACGCCACCGGCGAGGAAGGCGATCGTCGTGCCGCCGGCGGCGAGTGTCGCACGATGAGCGGCACCGTCGATGCCGTACGCCGCACCGCTCACGATGGTGTGGTCACGTGCGAGATCCGCGGCGAGCTCCATCGTGACGTGCTCGCCGTAGCTGGTCGCTGCTCGAGCGCCCACGATGGCGACGTTGTGCGCCTTGGGCCAGTCGAGTTGACCCTTCACGTAGAGCACGTGCGGTGCGGTGCGTCCGAGATCCTCGAATGACACCGGCCACTGAGGATCTTCACGCGTGATGATCGTGATGTCCTTGACCTCGCACGCGGTGAGGATGTCACGCACCACGTTCTCGTGGTAGCGAGGGCGCACACGCTGGATGAACGCCGCGTGTGCCGGCGAGGGGATCGCGATGGTGTCGCGCACGATCATCTCGATCAACTCGGGCACGGTCACGAGCTCGAGCAGCTTGCCGGCGTACTCATCGCCGGGCTCGGTCAGGTGGGACAGCAAGATCCGTGCGTTGCGCACGGACAGCGTGGATGCAGGCATTGTGCTTCCTTCCGGGGAAGTGAAGCCCAAACGGTTTGGGCTTCATCTTTGGTGACGTATGACAAACCTATCGCAGCGATGGCCTTAGGTCTAGCCTCGGATGGCGAACGCCTGAGACTTCCACTGCTCACGAGCGTCATCGAGCGAGGCGAACCACCACTGGTGTAGCTCGAGCATGTTGCCCGCGATCCCGTCGATGTCGATCACCTCACGGGTGACGACGAACGGGGTGTGCACACGTGGCTCGTCGTACGCCAGCTGAGCGGCGTGAATCTTGCCGTCACGCTGGACCATCGCCGTCTCGCGCAAGCCCTGCTTGAGCGAGTCCACGGTCAGCCACTTCTGCTTGCTCCGCGCACTCATCAGCTTGCCGGTCGGATGAATGCCCACGCCGGCAGGTGACCGGCGGTGACGAACGAGTGCACGATCTCGGCGAGTCCGTGCTCGGGGTCAGCGATGATCGCCTGCTTGGCGTAGTGCTCGGCGTGCGAGCTGCGACCCAGTGCCCACGAGAGCCACGCTGCGGTGGCGAGGGCGCCTGCCTGCACCTCGTTGGTGGTGTAGCTGGCGACGTGACGCATCAGCTTGAGCGCTCGCTCGAGACGCTCGGGGTTGGGCTGCGGACCCTCGCCCCACATCTGCATCGCGAGATCGGCGGGGTACTCGACGCCTTCCTCCCATGCCATCTGCGCCTCGAGCGCACGGTCGCCGGCGTCCCGCCCGTTGCACCACTGGACCAGAGCCACGTCACGCAGCGCCGGCCGAGCGAAGCACCACGCCAGGGCGGCGGTGCTGTAAGCCGGGATGTCCTTGGGCACCCACGTGAGGGCCTGCTCGTAGAGCTCGGGCAGATCGTCGAGCATCGCCACCGTGAGGATCGCCTCGACGTTGGCCGGGTCGAACTCGGACGTGGACTCACCCGTGGTGAGCACCTCGATCGTGACGGCCAGGCCGGCAAGCGCTGCCTGCACATCCTCGAAGTCGCCGAGCTCGACCGCGGGCAGCTCCGTGCCGGCGAGCACACCGCCTGCCTTGATCGACGGGAGATCCGGGTCGTCGTCGAGCACGAGATCCGAGAGCGGCTTGACCTCGAGCGTGGGATCGAACGCGCTCACGTACCCGTCGTTGGCGACGATGAGCTTGTCGCTCAGGTGGATGCCGGCCTGGTGCGCACGTTCGTTGAACTCGTGGATGAGCGGCAAGCCGATGCCTTCGAGCGCAGTCTCGTCCGTGTACACGATGGGCACGAATGCGGTGACCTCTCGGATCTGCAGAGCGACGCCCATGATGGACGCGACCGAGCTCACGAGCGAGTCGGCCGGCGGGAGATCGAAGCGCATCGCGCCGACCGAGCGTGACCCGTTGAACGGGATCACAACCAGGCTGCGCTCGGGCACGTAGCCGAGCATGCGAGGCACGAGCTTGAGGAAGTCGGACGCGTTCGCGGCCTTGCGTGTGATGGTCATGGTCATGCTCCTTGTGTCGTGAACTGGACGTTGTGGGCGGGGGTGCGGGACGTGTTGGTGACGCTGATGAGCGCGCCATCTTCGTTGATCTTCCAGACCCAACGAGGGGTCTCATCCCCGGGCTCGCCCACCTCCATCGTGATGCTCTCGGCGACCGAGTGCTTGCGCGCATCGCGCAGCTCGAGCTCGCCCTGCTCGATGGTGTCGAACTCCACGAATGCGACGTGGGTGCGAGTCGGGTCGTCGATGATTCCGGTGTAACGCATGGTCGTGCTCCTCTCGTGTGAGCACCCGATCGGGCGCTCGTGGTGGTGGTCATGCAAGGAGGTGCGGGCTCCCCGTGCGGTCTTGCCGACTCGCGGGTGGGCCCGCTACAAACGGTCGCCCGCACCTCCGGTGTGTGTGGTCTGTCAGGCGCTAGCGAAGTGCCGCGCGAGCTTCGGGTTGACGGGGATCCAGTCGCCCGCATCGGTGCGTCGGAGCACCGGCGTGACGAACTCGTGGCGTCGCATGATGGCGACGCGAGCGCGCTTGGCTGCACCCTCCGAGGGGTACGTCGAGGTGACCACCGCACCGTGTCCGGGGACACGTGTGGCGAGCGCGAAGCGGTGCGAACGGGCGGGCTTGAATGCGGGTGCGGGGGTGTAACCCGGCACGTCTACGTACGTCATGGTGAGTGTCCTTTCCGGGGCCAGTGGTCACTAGCCTATGGTGCGGCGAGCCTTAGGTCAACGGCTCGATGGGCCATGCGCCTGTCTGCGCATGTGCATGTACGTCCATGCGCAAGTGCGCACAACGCGAGGAGGGCGGGGCCCAAACGGTTTGGGGTCAGCCCTGGTAGAGCTCGTCGTGCGGCGTGAACACGACGGGCCCGCAGTAGTACGCGTCCGTGCTGGGCTGCCCGCTCTCGAGGATCATCGCGACACATACGCGGTCACCCTCGTGCACGATCGGGTCGCCGGCGACGATGATGAACAGCGCGATCAGGCCCCCGATGCAGGCGCCGGCGAGCACGCCGAGGCCGAAGATCGCGTTGACCGAGTTGGTCTTGGGCGTGTGTGTGCCGGCCACCGCAGCGGTGCGGAAGTGCTCGCTCACGGGCTGGTGTGTGGTGCGTCTGGCGTCCATTTTTGTTGACCTCTCTCGAGTGTGTGCGGGGCGCACGCTATGGCGTACGTGGCCCCATCTTTGTTGACGATTACGAGCGGATGAGCTCGCGTGCTTCGACGAGCCAGGTGATGTCCGGCCGCTGCGTGCTGCTCACCCGCACGAGCGAGCGTGTGCGGTGCGGGCGTGTGATCCGGCGCACCTCGATGAGAGTGCCGGCCACGCGCACGTACCAGCGCACGCTCACGAGCGCCTGCGCAGGTGCAGCCCGAGCGCAAAGAGCAGGATCCCCACGACCACCGCGAGCGCGATGAGCGGGCGATCGAGCGGGATGGTCTCGATCCCGGCGAGCGCGCTCATGTCCAGCGCTCGCAGTCGCACGAGCGTGCCTGCACGAGATCGCAGAGCTCGTAGAACACGCGCTCCAAGCGACGCTCCTGCATGCGCTCGTGAGAGCGGGTGTGCGAGTGATCGAGCGCCCGGATGAGCCGGATCTCGAGCGTGCGCAAGCGCACCTCGCGGGTGGTGCGGGTGGTGTGTGTGCATGTGGCCGGGATGCTCACGGCCTGGGTGTCGATTGCCATGTGAACAACCTATGCCCTGCCGAGCCTTAGGTCCAGCGTTCGCGCACCACCCGTGCGCGTGACGCGCGAGCTGCTCGAACCCCCAAACGGTTTGGGGTTCCCGGTCCTCGCGCTACGCGCACAGTTCGGGGCAGGGTGGCTTGACATGGGGCCTGTCAAGCCGTAGTCTGATCCGTGATCGGCCCGAACCGGGTCGGCGAACCGGGTCCCACACGGGACACACGATGCGGGACACACGCCCCGCGAGGAGGAATCATGACCAGCAAGACAGCGATCAAGCCCATCACGTGGACGAGCGCGGAGCGCATCGCGAAGGCTTTCCGGACGAGCGACAAGGATCTCGCCGCCCGCGTACGAGCACTCATCCCCGTGTGCGACCGGTCGGCGGCGACCATCGTCGACGAGGTGTGGGCCGCGTACGAGGCGCACAAGAGCGTGCTCACGTGGGCGTTCGGAGAATCCACGATCCAGACCAGCCTGAACGTCGCGAAGGCGTACGTGAGCATCGCGCCGAGCCTGCGGGCGAAGCTCACGACGGCCCAGGAAACGTCGATCCTCGCGGATCTCGTGCGCATCCGGCGCTCACGTGAGACCATCCCGGTCGCCGGTCGCAAGACGGGCATGGCGGGCGGCGCGAAGGCCCTGAACGCGGCGATCGCCGCTTGCGTGACGAGCGAGCCCGCGAAGTGGATGGTCGGCGTCAACGTGGTCGCGAACGTCATCGGCGAAGCCGAAGCCGCAGACAGGCGTGGGCGTACGGCCGCGAAGCGGATGACCGGCGACGATGACTCGGCGACCGACGCCGCGAGCGCACACAACGAGCAGGCGGCCGACGTGCGCAAGGGCAACGAGGGCGCCGAGAAGAACAACACACGGGCGCACCGGGCGAGCAAGAACGAGCGCAAGTCCACGGTGACCGACCCGCTCAAGCCGAGCGCGGAGACGCAGGCGCACATGCCCGCCGACAACTCCGGCAACGTCGCACCGGCGAAGATCGACCCGCTCGCCGACGCGAGCGTGGACGCGCTCCTGAAAGAACTCTCCAAGCGCCTGATCCTCGGATACGTGCCTACGGGCAAGCAGGATCTCGCGATGACCGAACTCGCCGCGACGTGGCAGGCACGCGTCGAGGATGCGCCCGCGAAGATGGCAGGCAAGTACCTCGAGCGCACGTCGGCTCCCGTGGGCGAGGCCCTGGCAGGTTCCGTGAAGTAACCTCGCGTCGCTCGTTGAGCGCCCGTCGCCCGCACGTTGGGTGACGGGCGCTCGTTCGTTGGCGCGCGGTCGCTCGTTGAGTGACCTCGCACACGCGAGCTGCTCGCGCGCACACCCTACGCGCGCGAGAGTCTCGCCCGGCAGAATGCCGGCCACGCGCACACGCGCGCCAGCTCGCACGCGCGAGCTGCCCGCGCGCAGCTGCGTGCACACGCCCACGCGCACCCACGCGCGCGAGGCCGAAAGTCACACTTGCACTATGGCTCCGGATGCCTTAGCGTGTGTCTTGCACGGTTCCACACGGGGACCGGCGAACCGGATAGGAAACGATCATGACCACCACCACCACCACCCGCGCCGCACGGATCGACGCCGCCAAGGTTGCACGGGCGGAAGCGCTTCAGGCATTCCGCGCCGCATCCGCGACCGCGCGTGAAGCCAAGTCGGAAGCGAACCGCGCCGCATTCCGAGCCCAGCCGATTCGCGTGTCGGCATCCGCCGTGCACGCGGTCACGGGTGCGACTCTCGCCGACGGCGCGACCGCACGGGGGACAGTCACGGAAGCACACGCCGCCAAGTATGTGAGCATCCGACCCCTCATCGGTAAGCGTGTCACGTTCGCCCGCACGGGAGACGCGCACACGGCGGCAGGACCGACCGCCAAGTCGGACGCCGCCAAGCGCTACGCGGACGCCAAGCGTGCGGAAGCATCGGCCGCTAAGGCTCTGGCATCGGCCCGCGCGACCGTGAAGCGTGTGAGCGCCAAGCCCGTGAAGCGGGCCGCACACGCCGCCAAGTAGCGCGTAGCGCGTGACCGCTAGGTTCGCCCCGGTAGGTATCCCCTACCGGGGCGATTCGCGTATGCGGCGTCAGGCCGGCATAGCATGGCGCCATATCGCGCATATACCAGTACCAGAATCTATTCGGGGTACAGATATACCGGATGTGGGATATATCCGGGGTACAGTCCCTGTCGCAGCCCCGTAGCGCCAGCGGAGGGGCGGTTCGTCGCGATCACTCCTCGCGCGAGCGCTCGTCGCTACAGGGGAAGTGTCAGCCCGAACAGTCTCGACCCTAGGCGCCCAGGTCTATTGCGCGCTCCGCAATAGGTGGCATCCACCGCCGGGCTGCCAAGCGCGCGTAGCGTTTCGCTTGCAGATGCGCCGTTTCAGCTGAGCGAGGGAGACACCCTCTGGTGCTGACGTGCGGGCCCGCGTCACCGGGCAAGAGACATCATCCGGCTCTAACCCGTTTGCGCCGATGTCTAGTCGTGCGACTTCCAAACTCAGACCGGAAGCTCTGCCAGTATGCGCCCGCAACTTCGTGATGGCAAGATCCGACACGCAGGCGTATTGTGTACCCCATGACAACTGAGCAGATGGATTGGGTCGACGACGAGCGCGCCGGCCGGCATGACAAGGTGATCCCGCGCGAGCCCGATTTGGGCAAGCGCCTGAAAGCCATCGGCGCACTGGTCGGGCGCGAGGACGGCGACGTGTGGGTGAATTGCCCGCTGTCGATCGTGCTCGAGCAGGTGAAGGGTGCGCGCGACGACGAGCACACCGCGTGGCTGATCACGCCGCACGGCGAGAAGGTTCCGATCCCGCCGCACGTCGCTGCGCAGATCCGCTCGATCGAGTACAACGGCGGTCAGCCCGTCGGCATCCAGACCGAGGACGAGATTCGCGTGACCGACGCCGAGACGATCATCGCCGAGCACGGGTGGGCCACCGACGACGTGCCGACCCAGGCCGAGGAGCCGATCGAGGATCGACTGCATCGGGCGTTCCTGAACGGCTATCGCGAGGGATCCGAACGTGCGGCGCGCGGCTACCGATGGGATCACTCATGAACCGCCGGGAGCACTACCTCGAGGCCGAGGACGCGCTCGCGAAGATCGCTGAGGCCGACGCTCAGATCAAGGAGGCTCTCGCCGACGGTTCGCTGACGGACGAGCAACTCAAGGCGATCAACGCCGGGATGGAGTACGCCGTGCAGATCGCACAGGTGCACGCCACGCTCGCGCAGGTGCCGGCGCGCTGGATTGCCGGCGAGGACTACTCGGACCAGACTGAGGGGGCGCTCGCGCAGCACCCTGACGTGCACCCCGACGGCGACACCCGCGGTTCGGGGATGGGGATCCTACATCCGGAGGCAACATCATGACCGAGACCGAGCCCGACTACAGCGACCGGCCGCAGACCTGTCCGATGTGCGGCAATCCGAACGTCGGCCACACCGCGGGCGCCGACTGGTGCATCGCGCCGGAGCGCAACGAGGGCGAGCCGCCATCCGAGTACGGGTGCGGCTGGCTGGACGTGCCGAACCCGGTGCCGGTGAACGAGTCCGAGCCCTACCTCGAGGCGAAGGCGGCCGAGCAATGAAGCTGATCGCGGAGTCCAAGACCGATCGCGTGTGGGAGGACGAGGAGAGCGGCAACTTCTCGATCGAGCGCGCCGAGGTGTACACCGTGCGACTGCTCGTGCCCGAGCTGCTCGACGACGCACAGGAAGCGATCTTCATCCGCGCCGGCAAGGATCTCGCGAAGCTCGCCATCGAGAAGGCTCTCGGCGAGCCGGCCGCCGGCGCCAACGAGACCTACGAGACCGCCGAGGATCATCCCGGGTTCCGATGGCTGCGCGTGACTCGCGCCTATTGGCCCGCGTGAGTGCCGGGGTACACTTCCGCCATGGCAATTCGAGGACGCAAGCCCAAGGCCGGCACGTCGCGGGATAAGTACCTGCGCGTGCGGATGACACCCGACGAGCTCGATCGCACCGAGCGCGTCGCCGAGACCCTGAGCCTCGAGCGCAGTGAGTACGTGCGACAGACCCTGGCGGCCGACGCGAAGCGCAAGAAGATCACATGAAGCTGCTGATCGGATTCGTTCTCGGCGTCGCGGCCACCTACGGCGCCGCTCTCGCGCTGTTCATGATCGGAGACCGGCTCGAGGTGGAGGCCGCGCGCGAGGACGAGCTCGAGGGGTGGGCGAACGGTGTCTGACGACGAGTACCCACCGGAGGCCGGCGATAACGTCGTGTTCCTCGATATGCACAAGCCGACCGGCCGCAAGCGCAAGGGCGGCGGCGGTTCCGGCAGGGGTGGCGGCGGCGAGGGCGGCGATCCGCCGGCCAAGAAGGAGAAGCGCCGGATCATCCCGGTGCTGCCGAAGATCGAGATCGACGCATCCGAGATCGAGATCACCGGGCCGGTCACCCGCCGAGATCGCGCCGTCGTGAACATGCGCATCACCGGCGCCAGCTTTCAGAAGATCTCGGACGTGCTGGATCTCGGATCTGCGACCGAGGCCAAGAAGATCCTGTACGCGACGCTCGCCAAGACCCATCCCGAGGAGGACTGGGACACGCTGCGCCAGCTGGAAATCGCGCGCGCGGACCAGCTGCTCGAGCAAGCAATGTCCATGGCCGGCGCCGATTACTTCGTCGACCACGAGGATCCCGACATCCTGATCCCGAACGAGGACAAGATTCGCTGGGCCGGGGTCGCGCAGTCGGCTCTCGCGCTGCACGCCACCATCACGGGCGCAAAGGCGCCCGTTCGGATGGAGGTGACCCCCACCGACCACGAATACGCCATCCTGGTGCAGAAGATGCTCGAGCTCGAGGGCAAGGCGCCCCCGAAGGAGTACGACATCCTGGACGCGGAGGAGGTCACCGATGAGGAATCAGGACCGGAGTAGCCCCGGATGGGCCGATCGCTTGCGAGCCGACGTGGAGGCCCTTCCGCTGGGGACGAATCGGCGAGGCAAGCACGCCGGTCGGTTCAACATCGAGATCACGCCGGGGATTCTGCCGCTGCTCAAGCGGGCCGCGGCTGCTCGCGGGGTGTCCCCGACCAGCTATATCCGCCGAGCGATGCTCTCATTCATCGCGCACGACCTGAACAAGCCGTTCGAGGCGGTGCTGCAGCACGATCCACGCGTTTCCGGGCCCGGATCTACCCGAGCAGTGGTCGATCTTGAGGGAAATATCGGCGGATCCTGGGAAATCGAGGACTTGCGGTGACCAATCTCGACCTGAGCACCACGAAACTCGCGCCGAAGGCGCGTGTGGAGCTCGTTCGGCGCTACAACGAGGCCGTTTCGGTCGATCATCGGCTCTGGTACTGCCAGCTGGGGCGGATTTGCGACGGTCGACCCCACGAGGGGGCCGATTACCCCCATGCGCAGGACTATCAGTACCCCCCGGCCGGTTTCGACTGGGATACGTGGTTCATGATGTGCGGTCGAGGCACCGGCAAGACCCTTTCGGGCGCGAACTGGGTCCGATCCATCACCAAGAAGGTCGGACGCATCGCTCTGGTCGGCCGGCGACTGGATGACACCCGAAAGACCATGGTCGAGGGTGAATCCGGCATCCGCGAGGCGTGCAAGATGGCCGGCGAGACCTTCGACTGGAAGCCGGCGCTGAAAACCTTCACGTTCCAGAACGGCGCGCAAGCATTCTGCTACTCAGGCGAGGAGCCCGACTCTCTCCGAGGCCCCGAGCACGGTGCCGGCTGGATCGACGAGCCCTGCCACATCGAGGCCATCGACGACGTGTGGAGCAACTACAACCTGGGTCTGCGCCAGAAGGGCTACCCCGGCGGGGCAAAGACGCTGCTCTCGAGCTCGCCGCTCCCGATCGCGTGGACGCGCGCGCGGATCGCCGAGCAGGGGCAGATCGACCCCGAGACCGGCGAGAAGCTCCCGGTGACCAAGCTCGTGTCGGTCCCGACGAGCCGCAACATCCACAATCTCGACGAGTCGTACGTGCGACGCGTGGTGAACCCGCTGATCGGCACCCGTGCCGGCCGGCAGGAGCTCGACGCCGAGCTCATCGAGGATGTCGAGGGCGCGCTGTGGCAGACCGACCTGTTCCAGTACTTCGACCCGACCAACTTCCGCTTCGACCGCATCGTGGTGGGCGTGGACCCGGCCGGATCGCAGGGCAAGAAGTCCGACGAGACCGGGATCATCGTCGCCGGCAAGATCGGCGACGGTTTCTACGTGCTCGACGACTTCACGGGCAAGTACTCGCCGGCCGGCTGGGCATCCAAGACCAAGCTCGCGTACGAGAAGTGGTCGGCGGATGCCGTGGTCGTGGAGCGCAACTACGGCGGCGACATGGTGGAGGACACGCTGCGCAACCACGGCTACGAGGATCGCGTGATCCAGGTGAAGGCATCCGACGGCAAGCGCGTGCGAGCCGAACCGATCGCGGCGATCTACGAGCAGAAGCGCGGCTACCACGCGCGCAACGCGCAGATGATGGTCTCCGAGCGAGGCGGCACCCCGCGCAACAAGCTCGCCGTGCTCGAGGACGAGCTCGTGACGTGGGTGCCGGGCATGAAGTCGCCGAACCGCCTCGACGCGATGGTGTGGGCCGCGTACGAGCTCATGAAGTTCAAGGCATCCGGCGCCGTGCAGGCAGGATCTCCGACCGGGCACCCGTTCGGCGCGCCGCGGCCGAGCTTTCAGCCCGGGTCCAAGAAGTCAGCGAAGGCCGCCATCGCGGCGGCAATGGGAAGGCAGCTGGGACGATGAAGGTCGAGTTCAGTCAGGGCGGTCCTGCAGACGGCCGCGTGCAGGAGATCGAAGGGACGCCCGAGACGTTGCTGATCTACGAGCTCGCGCCGGGGAAGATCCAGGACATGAAGCCCGACACCGGCGTGCCGATCATCACGCACGTCTACCGCAGCGCGTCTAAGCTGACCCGCGACGGTGCGCACGTGTTCACGTACCGGGGAAGGACACGATGATGACCATCCTCGACGCACTCCTGGGTCTGCAGTGGTGGCAGGTGCTGCTCGCCGGCGCCGTGCTCGTGATCGGCGCTGCGCGCCTCACCCGACTCATCACGCACGACGCGTTCCCGCCGATCGTGCGCGTGCGGATCTGGTACGAGGACCATGTGCCCGAGGACTGGGGGATGCTCGTGCATTGCCCGTGGTGCATGGGCCCGTGGATGACCCTGATCGGCCTGGTGCTGTTCATCGTGACGATCCTCACCCCGGGCATCGCGTTCTTCTGGTGGTTCTTCTACGGCTGGATGGCGCTGAGCTACCTCACCTCGCAGTACGTGCACTTCGACGAGGGGACGGGCGAATGAGCATTCTGACGATCGAGGTGCCGCAGCTGACACCGAAGCTGGGGCGCCAGGTGGTGCACGACACGCGCTCGCGCGCGTTCGCGATGGCATCGGCGATCGACCGCAGCGCCTGGCGGGACCGCTCGATCCGGCTGTACGACCCGACGCCGAACCCGAATCAGAGAGTCGGATGCTGCACTGGCGTCGCGAAGTGCTCGCAGCTGAACGCCGTCGGCAACCGCAAGGCCGGGCGCGTGCTCAAGATGGCCGACGCCGAGCGGATCTACAGCCGCAACACGGCGATCGACCCGTGGGATGGCACGTGGCCGCCCGACGATACCGGCTCGAGCGGACTCGCGAGCTGCCAGACGGCGGTCGAGTTCGGGCTTGCCGGCGAATACCGCTGGCTGTTCGGCGGCGCCGACGAGGTGGTGCAGAACATCATGGAGGGCCGAGTGATCTCGGTCGGCACGTGGTGGTACTGGGATCTGTTTCAGCCCGACTCTCGCGGCAAGATCACCCCGGGCGGGGGACGCGCCGGCGGGCATCAGTACGTGATCCGCGGCTACGACGTGGATCGGGACTGGGTGCTCGGCCGCTGTTGGTGGGGATCGTTCCGCGACTTCTGGATGAGCCGAGCCGATCTCGACGGCCTACTCCGCGATGACGGCGACGCACACTTTCAGCGCACGGCCTGATCATGCGGATCTTCGGGATGTCGGCGGCAGCCGGCATCCTGGCCGGCGTCGCGGTCGCGGCGCTGATCTGCCGGCACTACGAGCACGTCTATCGCGAGCTCTGGCACTTCCGCTAGGCTGGCCGACAGGTCGGCCGCCGAGCTTCGGGGTCGCAGCCTCTTCCGCATTCATCACTATGCCGAGGAGGCATCATGTCCGTAGCAGCCCGATTCTGGGTCCAGAAGTCTGAGAAGCACGTCGTCGCCGGTGGCGGCATCATGCGCACCATCACCCTGCAGCCGGTGGTCCGCGCGCACGAGCTGCCCGGCGGCGAGGGCAACGTCGACTGGTCGAAGTACACGCCGGCCGGCAATATCTCGCTGACCGTCACGCAGGACGGCGCGGGCGAGTGGTTCGAGGAGCGTCTCGGCAAGGATGTGGCGATCACCTTCGCCGATCCCGAGGACTAGCTCTGTGGTTTTCGCGCGAGCGGGCGGTAGTATGCCGCGATAGAGGGTGCGCGCGGGCGTGCTCGCGAAACTAGGGGGCGCAATGCCGAAGTCGCCATCGGGGTTTCGGTCGGAAGTCCTTGCGCGGCCAGAGAAGATGGCTGTCTACGCCGCGGCGAAGAACTTCACGATCGGCAAGGCTCGGAAGGGCGTTCCTGTCACCAGCGAGAAGCAAGCCGGTGATCCCTGGCAGGAGACCGGCTGGGACTTCTACGACACCATCGGCGAGTATCGCTACTCAGTCGACTGGGTGGGCAATCTACTCTCGCGCGCGACGCTGCATGCGACCAAGGACGGCAAGATCACCACGGACACGCTGCCGGCCGAGGTCGTTGCCGCGCTGTTCGGCGGGCCCGACGGTCAGAGCGAAATGCTCCGCTCGCTGGGCATCCACTACACGGTGGCCGGCGAAGCGTACGTGATCGGCGTCGACATGGACGATCAGGACGATTGGTTCGTGATCGCCTCGACGGAGATCAAGCGCTCCGGCGACAACCGATTCAGCGTCAAGGGCCTCGATCTCGACATCGAGGAGGGCAGCTCCCTGGTCATGCGCCTCTGGCGCGCGCACCCGAGGATGCCGTGGAAGTCCAACGCGCCGACCCGCGCGGTGCTGCCGATCCTCGCCGAGATCGAGAAGCTCACGATGCACGTGGCCGCGCAGCTGGACTCGCGCCTGGCCGGTGCCGGCTTGCTGCTGCTCCCCTCGGATATGACCTTCCCGAACATGCCGACATCCAAGCCCGCGCCCGTCGAGGGCGAGGAGGATGCCAGCGGCATCGTGCCCAACGGCGCGCAGGCGTTCGTGAACATGCTGATCGAGGTGATGTCGACCGCCATCGGCGACCGCTCCGACGCATCCGCTCTCGTGCCGATCGTGCTGCAGGTGGCCGGCGAGTATCTCGAGAAGGTCCAGCACCTCAAGTTCTGGTCCGAGCTCGACGAGAAGGCCATCGAGCTGCGCAACGAAGCGATCCGCCGGCTCGCGCTGGGCATGGACATGCCGCCCGAGATCCTGACCGGCACCGCCGAGATCAATCACTGGGGCGCGTGGCAGGTAGACGAGTCCTCGATCAAGTCGCACTCCGAGCCGCTACTCAAGGCCATCACCTCGGCGCTGACCATCGGCTATCTTCGCCCCGTGCTCGAGGCCGAAGGCATGGACCCCGAGGAGGCCGCGACCTACGCGATCGGCGCCGACACCTCGCAGCTGCGGATGCGGCCGAACCGCTCGCGCGAATCGCAGGAGCTCTACGAGAAGGGCGAGCTCTCGGCGCGCACGATGCGCCTCGAGAACGGATTCACCGAAGAGGACGCCATGACCGAGGAGGAGCGCCGCGACTGGCTGCTCATGAAGGTCGCCGGCGGATCCGCCACGCCGGCGCAGGTGGAGGCCGCCCTGCAGCTGCTCGGTTTGCAGATCGTGACGGCCGAGAGCGCACCGGATCAGGAGACGCGCGAGGCGCGCCCCGACCCGTCGCTCGAGGATCACCCCGACCGCAACCCGCCGGAAGAGGTGGTGACTGCGGCGGAGGTCATGGTCTTTCGTGCCCTCGAGCGCGCCGGCAACCGGCTCAAGGTCCGCGTCGGCGGCAAGACCGGGGGACTTCCGGCGCACGAGCTCTACATGAAGATGCCGCAGCTGACCGCGCTCGAGGTGGATGCTCTGCTCGAGGATGCCTGGTCATGCACCGAGTGGACCGATCTCCCGGTGCTGCCGCAGGATCTCGAGGGCGTGCTTAACCGCTACACGCACACCTTGCTCGCGCTGCGCAAGCCGCACGATCGCGCGCTGCTGCGCACGAATCTGTACGAGCTGTTCCCCGCACCCTCTGATCTCCGAGAGCTCGTGAGGGTCTAGTGATCCCCGCTGAGTTCGCGGCGGTGAGGCGGGAACGCCTCACTCGGGCCGATGATGAGCTTCACGGTGTTGTCGAGGCTGGGCTCGTCAAGTATGCGAACGGTGATGCCGACTGGAAAGAGGAGATCCTCGAGACGGCGGCGCAGCTCTGGATCGAGCACTTCGAGGCCGAGGCTCCGGGCCGCAGCTTTGAGCGTCCGCTCGTGCGCTTCCGCACTCGCTTGAACGATGCGCTCGATAAGACCGCCGAACCCGGCGACGATGGGGTCACGGACGGGCAGATCGACCGTGTAACGAAGTGGCTCGCGACCTACACCGTGAACGATGGGACGATCACCGGGGCATTCGGCCGAGGGATCACTCACAAGCGATGGACCACTAGCCATGACGCCAGCGTACGGGAGATTCACGAGGCCGTCGATGGACAGATCGTGCCGATTGGTGGAGCATTCACCGTAGGTGGAACCAAGATCGGCTACCCAGGCGAGCCGGTCGGCCCGCCCGAAGTCTGGATCAACTGCCGCTGTTTCGCACAGCCGGCCGCTCGAACAGGAGAAGCCATGTCGCTCGCGACTCACACGATCGGCCCCGAGGATGGGGTCGAGGACGACAACCCCGATGTGGTCGTGGGGAACAACGCATTCGCGGCCGACGAAGAGGCCGAGATCCCGCCTGTAGAGCGGGAAGTCGAGGCTCCGGTGGACGACGAGCCCGACGACGACGAGGAGCTCATCACCGAGATCCCGATCCACGGCGTCGCGACCGTCGAGGACGCATGGACCGGCGATCGGCGATTCTTCGAGAAGGAGGCGGTCACATGGCGCGATCTCCCGCTGCCCTACCGCTACCAGCCCACTGACATCGGCGGGCACGACGGCGCGGTCACCGTCGGCCGGCTGGATTCGATCACCCGCGAGGGCAACGAGATCCGCTACGAGGGCGCGATCGTGCTGAACCGCCCGTACGCGCAGGAGGTCATCGACGGGCTGATCTCCGGCACCGTTGGCGGCGTGTCCGTCGACGTGGACGACATCGTGGTCAACGGCCGCGCCACCGAGGCGGCGATGGCCGAGGCGATGGAGGAGTTCGACGCCACCGGCATGATGCGAGCCGAGCCGACCGTCTATGCCGGCGCGCGCATCGCGGGGCTGACCGGCGTGGCGATCCCGGCATTCCAGGAGGGATGGACCGCACTCGGATCGTGGGCTGACGCCGAGGGTGTGGACGAAGCGCTCGCCGCGTGTGGCTGCCTGCAGACCGGCATCGAGCTCTCCGACGACACCGAGATCGTGGATCTCACGACGGATGTCGTCGCCGTGCAGCGAGAGGACGCGCAGGGAACCGCGTGGTTCGGACCCTTCGAGGACACCGCGGCCGCTGAGGCGTGGATCGCCGGTGAGGGTGGCGATGGCGAGTTCGACATCATCCCGATCAACAAGGCGCTCACCGCCGCCGGCGGCGTGTTCGCCCCGGGGACGAAGGATGGCCCGGGCTGGATCACGCACCCGATCCCCACCTCGCGAATCCGCCGCTACTGGGTCTCCGGTGCCGGCGCCGCGAAGATCAAGTGGGGCGCTCCGGGAGACTTCAACCGCTGCCGGTCGCAGCTCGCGAAGTACGTGCAGAACCCCGACTGGCTCGCGGGTCTCTGCGCGAACATGCACTACGAGGCGCTCAAGTTCTGGCCGGCATCCCACAAGGGCAAGCACGCGCTCGCCGCAGCTGGCACCGCGACCGCGCCGGGCATGACGCTCGTGGCCGCCGGCACGCGGACGATCTACCCGTCGGAGTTCTTCGCCGAGCCGAAGGACGAGGGTCGCGCCTACCCGATGCGGATCGACCGCGAGACCCGGCACTTCTACGGCTACCTCGCCGAGCGCGGCACCTGCCACATCGGCATCGCCGGTGCGTGCGTGGACCCGCCCACCTCGACCAACGACTACGCGTACTTCCTCAAGGGCATCGTCGAGACCGACGCCGGCGAGCAGCGTGTCGGAACGATCACCTACGGGATCGGCCATGCCAACGAGCGCATGCGCGCTGCCGCGGCGACCGCGCACTACGACCGCACCGATGCGGTTCGGGCATACGTCAACATGGGCGACAACCACTACGGCATCTGGTACTCCGGGGTGCTCGCGCCGTGGGTCACAGACGAGGACATTGACGCGATGCTGGCGATCGGCGCCCTGTCGGGCGACTGGCGTGACTGGGGCAACGCGCAGCTCGATCTCGTGGGGGCGGTCGCAGTGAACACTCCGGGATTCCAGCTTGCCGCCTCCGGTGGCCGGCAGATCTCGCTGATCGCGGCTGGGCGCGTCGCGCCAGAGACCGTCCTCACGGCATCCGCCACGATGGTCGACACGGAACAGGTCGCGGCCATCGCGCGAACGGCGGTCGCCGAGTACCGTCACATGGAAAAGGTCGAGGCTCGAGTCGCGCCGGCGCGGGCAAAGGCCAAGGAGCGTCGCCTGAGCCTGGCGCGCGAACGCGTATCGAAGAGGGGTTGAACAATGGCATGCGCATGCGGATCCAAGACCGCCAGCGGAGCGAACAAGACGTACACCGTCACCTCGCCGAGTGGCGAGAAAAAGACCTATCGCAGTGAGGTCGAGGCCACTTCCGCCGCCCGTCGGGTGGGCGGAACGTGGAAGGCCAGCAGCTAGATCTGGGCATTTCGGTAAGGGCATGTTGCGCTTTCGCGCAATGTGCCCTTACTCTGTCCACAGCAGCAGTACCTCCCGCAGCCGTAGGCGGGGACGGAAATCGGGGCCTCTCGCCCCCACTAGAACCGTTCCCAAGCAGGAGGATGTCATGAAGATCAAGCTGCCCGAGGACATCAACGCCCTCAGCATCGACGAGCTCAACGAGCTCAGCCGCGACGCATGGGAGGAATACACCTCCATCGCCGCAAAGCCCGACGCCGACGTGACCGACGAGGATCTCGCTGATCTCGACGCACTCGACGCGGCCAACGCCCTGATCGACACCCGCATCGCGGAGATCGAGGGCGCAGCGCAGGAGCGCGCCGACAAGCTCGCCGCAGCACGCGGCAAGGTGGCCGAGGCAGAAGCCCCGGCCGAAGATCCCGAAGCTGGCGCCGAAGACCCCGAGGAGGGCGATCCTGCCCCCGAGGGCGAAGTCGTCGACCCCGAGGCCGAGGTGGAGGCAGAACAGGAGCAGGAGCTCGTGACCGCATCCGCATCGCGTCGCCGCACCGTACGTGCAGCCGCCTCGAAGTCGCCGGCTCCCGCCGACGTGATCCCGCAGGGTGGTGGCGCGACGCTGCTCGCAGCTGCCAACCTCCCGTCGATCGCGGCCGACACCGCGTTCACGGACCTGTCGCACGCATCGCGTGTGTGGGAGCAGCGGATCTCGAAGGGCCCCGCGGCCGGTTCGCACGCGTTCGCCGAGGATCTCTCGGATCTCAAGCCCGTCGAGCTCAAGGGCTCGCACGTGCAGCAGGGGTTCATGAAGATCAAGCGGGCCGAGAACGAGTTCTCGACCGGCCTCGACATGAGCGCCACCGAGCAGCTGCGGATCATCGACGAGGCGGCTGACGAGCGCAAGCGCTTCGGCTCCGAGGGGCTCGCCAAGAAGTCTCTGACCGCGGCCGGCACCGCATGGTGTGCGCCGTCGGAGAACCTCTACGACTTCTGCTCGTACGAGTCGGTCGACGGGATCCTCGACATCCCGACGATCAACATCCGCCACGGTGGCATCAACTTCACCAAGGGCCCGGACTACGCGACGCTCGCCGCCACGTGGGGCTTCCTGCAGACGGAGGCTCAGGCCATCGCGAACACGTCCAAGACGTGCTACCCGGTCGCTTGCCCCCCGTTCGCGGAGACCCGCATGGATGCCGTCGGCTTCTGTGTCACGGCCGGCGTCCTGACGGCGAGCCCGGGTGGATACCCCGAGCTCATCCGTCGCGTCCTCGAGATCGGCACCGTCGCGCACGCCCACAAGGTCAACGCGCAGGTGATCAGCCGCATCCAGACGATCATCGGTGCGGCGACCGACTACGTGGAGCTCGGCGCGGCAACGTCCGATCTCCTGCAGGCTCTCGAGATCGCGGCGCTGCGTCTGCGCTACTCGCTGGCGATGTCCGAGAACACCACGCTCGAGGTCATCCTGCCGATGTGGGCGAAGGCCCTCATCCGTGCCGACCTGTCCCGCCGTCCCGGCGTCGACAGCTGGCTCGCGGTCACTGACCAGCAGATCAACTCGTGGTTCGCCGTTCGCGGAGTCCGCGCCCAGTGGGTTCAGGACTACCAGCCCCTCGGCGTCGGCGCGCTGACGACCGATGGTGGAACGCTCAACTGGACGGGTCTCCCCACCCAGGTCGAGTTCATGATGTTCCCCGCAGGGGCGTTCATCAAGGGCACGACCCCGGTGATCGACCTGGACACGATCTACGACTCGGTGGGACTGTCGACGAACACCTTCACGGCAGCGTTCTTCGAGGAGGGCCTGCTCGTCGCCAACCGCTGCGGATTCGGCGTCCGCTACAAGGTGACCTTCACCGGCTCCTCGGCGATCCTCGGCCACACCGGCGCCCAGCGTCTCGGCCAGATCTTCGCCTAGTAGATCCCGGGTGGCGGCTGGCTCCGGCCGCCACCCGGGAAACACTCTGAGAGGAGGTGGGCATCATGGCAGAACCGGTCGGATACCTCGAGGTCGGCCCCACGCGCAAGCCGCGCAGGGGTGGCATCAAGTCCGTCGCGGAGTTCGTGCCCACCGACCGCCTCATGGCGGTCAAGGCGCTGGACTGGACCAACGAACCGTGTACGTTCCCGAACGCCGCTCCGGGACTCTGCTGGGGGACCAACCCCGGCGGCACCAAGAGCTTCAACGGCAACGATGTCAACCGCTCCGGGGACGCGTTCGCGCTGTACTCCGGGGATGAGTGCTTCGCCGGCGGCGGGCTCGACTACGACTCCCGCGCACGCGCCTCGCTCGAGCAGGGTGAGGATCGCGAGCTCGAGGAACGCCTTGTGCTGTTCCTGGCCGCGAAGGATGCCACGCCGGCAGACTTCGGTGGCTTCGCTGCGGGATTCGCCGCAGCTGAGACCGCGGCCGACAACGACTACATCGGGCAGCCGGTGATCGTGATGAACCGCGGCGACGTGAGCGCAGCTGGCGCCGCACGCGTGATCTTCTCGGACAACGAGGGGAACCTGACCACGCAGAACGGCACGCCCGTTCTCGCTTCGGGCAGGGTGCCGGCCGGCGACTTCTACGTCACCGGACAGATCACCGTGTTCACGAGCCCCGCGATCATCGTGAACCGCGTGATCCACCACATCAACAATCGCGAAATGGCAATCGCCGAGCGGGCATACGCGTTCGGCATCGACTGCGACTATGTGGTCGCGTACAGCGTCACGGAGGTGCCGTAATGGCCGAGAACGAAGAGACTCAGGATCAGCCCGTCGACCCGGATGCACCCGGGTTCATCAGCGGGGTCAACGAGGCGAACGCCAAGCGGGCGCTCCAAGCGGCCGACGACGTGGGCGTGCACCAGTGGCAGGTTCGCGTAGTCCGCGACGGCTTCGAGGCGCCGAACAAGGTGGTCGATCGCTACCAGGAGCTGCTCGAGGCCGACACCAAGGGCGAGAAGGCGGCTGCGAAGCTGGCCGAGAAGGACGCCAAGGCGCTCGAGAAGGCCGAAAAGGAATCCGCCAAGGCCGCGAAGCAGGCTGCCAAGGATGCTGGCGCCGGCACCCCGGTCGAGGGAGCGGGCACCGTCGAGGCGCCCGTCACCGAGCCGGTCCCCGTGACCGGCGAGGCACCCGCGTCGGATGACGTGCCGGCCGACAACGACGACTGGACGCACGCGCGCCTCGACCAGTACGCGAGCGACAACGGCCTCACGGTCACCAAGACCCTGAGCAAGCCCGACAAGGTGGCGGCGATCCTCGCAGCCCTGAACGAGAAGGAGTAGGGCCATGGTCACCAAGAGCACGAGCTACGTACGCGGGCGCACGATGCGCGTCACGCGTTCGGACGCGTGCGGTCGCGTCGTCTACGGTGAGGACTCGAGCGTCGTCACCGGCGGATTCGTGAGCGTCGCGTACACCGCGAACACCACAGAGTCCGAGGAGATCAGCGTCACCAACGCTGCCGGCGACATCTGCGTATTCGAGCCGTCGGAGGTCAAGGTCTCGGGCTACAGCGTCGAGGTCGTGTTCTGTGACGTGGACCCGGACGTGTTCACGCTGATCACCGGGCAGGAGTCCTACCTCGATGCGTTCGGCAACGTCGTCGGCTTCACCGTCGACACGTCGATCTCGCTCGAGGGCTCGGGCTTCGGCCTCGAGGTCTGGATGGGCGCGGCCAACGTCGACGCCTGTGCGGTCGGCGGCACCGGCAAGTACGGCTACCTGCTGCTCCCCTACCTCAAGGGCGGCATCCTGGGTGACTTCACCGTGGAGAACGGCGGGATCAACTTCACGATCACCGGCGCCAGCACGCGTGACGGCAACGCCTGGGCGAAGGGCCCGTACAACGTGCAGCTGACGAACCTCTCGGTTCCCGGCCCGCTCGTGACGGCACTGACCGCGACGCAGCACCTGCTGCTGATCCAGACCGAGGTCGCCCCGCCGACCCCGGCCATCGGCGCCCGCCCGGTCATGGACCCGGCAGCGACGGCGATCACCAGCGTCACCACGTCGAAGGCCGGCCTCGTCGTCACCTTCACCTTTGTCGGCGGCACGGCAACGCCCGTGTACATCGACTTCGGCGACGGAACGTGGGACTGGGCGCCGAGCGCGGTGCCCACGATCGCGCACACCTACGCGGCGAACGGCACCTACACGGCGAAGGCGACGACCAACGGCGTCGTTCGCACCGTGGTGGTCACCCTCCCGTAATCTCGAGGGGGCGGAGGACTCCAAATCCCCCGCCCCCATCCCTCCTGAAAGGAACGGACATGCAGAAGGATTCCAGCGTCATCACCGACGAGCTCGTTGTCACGATGGAGCGTCCCCGTTCCGCTGAGGACGGCGTGGTTCTCGAGGGCATTCTCGTCGCCGAAATGTACGACGAGTTCATGGTGCTCAAGAAGCGCGTCGAGGTGCACAACCTGATCACGACCGTCGGCGACATCATGTACATGCACCGCGGATCGGGCGCCACCTCGCCGCCCAACGCTCCGACCGGCATGCGCATCGGCACGGGCTCGACCGCCGTGGCAAAGACGGGCGCCGGAGCTGCGATCGTGACGAAGATCACCCTCGGCAACAAGGCGTTCGACGCGACGTTCCCCTCGCTCGTGAGCAACGTGGTCACGTACAAGACCACGTACGCACCTGGTGAGGGCACGACCGCCTCGCCGGTGACCGAAGCCGTGATCGTCAACGACACGATCGGCACGGACACCGCCACAGCTGCGGCGAACACGATCAGCCGCGCGCTGATCTCCGGCGTCGGCTCGAAGGCAGCCGGTGACACCCTCGTTCTGACTTGGACGCACACCGGCACTGGCGCGTAATCGGGGGGCCGGGCCATGGCCGCTGACTACGACATCCCCGATGCCACCTACGACGGGACGAACCCGGACCCGGTGGAGTGGGCGAACCTCTGGATCAAGCCGGCAATCGTCGACCTTGACGCTCGCGCCACCGAGCTCGAGGAAGGCGGTGGCGGCGGCGGGGCGGACCTGTTTCCGCGCATTTCCGGTAGGTACTACTCCACGACGCATCCTGTCAACCCGGGCAACAATGATGCTGGCGTGTTCGGCACGTCCGGGCAGAAGGTGTTCATGCTCCCGTTTGCGGTCACCGCACCGCAGACCCTCGACAGGATCGCGGCGCACGTTTTCACCGCAGGCGCCGGGGGATCGCTGATTCGTCTTGGGGTTTACAGCCAGGATGAGGCATTCACCACGTTCACCCGCCTGGTGTCGACCTTCTCTGCAGCAAGCTCTACGGGCGACAAGATTTCCACCATCAGCCTTCCGCTGGAAGTGGGCATGTACTGGCTTGCCTACGGGTGCACCGACACTTCGGGAACGCTCGTGACCACGCGCATCAGCAAGGATGGCCGCCACCCTGGATCGATTGGGGCCGGGGCTCCGCAGTATCAGGTGACCGAGTTCGCTCCTCGTTGGGACGGCATTGACCTATCCACCGATCTCCCGGCTACTCTCAGTGTCGCTTCGATCGCCCAGTGGATCGAGAACGACATTCCCGTCGTGTGGGTCAGGAAGGCGTAGCGAAATGGCAACCCGGCCGATCTACCTGGACAACGTGCTCCGCGAGTCGTGGAACGACGACACCCGCATCGTCACGTTCTACAACGCGAGCGGGGCAGAGACATCCACCCGGGCGTACACGGCACCTGAAATTGCGGCGCTGACTGCAGCGCAAACAGCGGCTGCGGAGATCGCGAACGAGGCGACCATCGCGGTCGCCCTGTTCAACGCGCTCGCGACGCTGCAGCTGATCATCGACGACACGAACGCGAATATCAACGCCAATCCAGCTGCGAGGATCAAGGATCTAGCTAAGGTACTTCGCCGCGTCATCCGACTGGTGATCCGCAGGTTCGACGGCACCACGTAGGGGGCGGTGACGCATGGCTATTGGCCTCATGGCGGTAAGCAACTTCGCCTCCGGGTCAACGTCGGTCGGAGTTCCATACCCGACTGGGCCAATCGCTGGCGAGATGTTCGTCATGACGATCGCTACCAAGCCGACGACCGCCACGCTCGTGGTGCCCTCCGGCTGGACGCTCAGGGCTGACTACTCGAGCACGTTCGGGACGCACGGCAATGGCACGGGGCCTCAGCGGATGTGGGTTCTCACCAAGCCCACGGTGGGCGGGGAGTCCGGCACGGTGGCGGTGACCATCACCGGCGGCAACGCGAGCGTCGGCATGATGACGTCGATCTCCTCACCTACGACGGGCAACTATTTCTTCAAGTTCGCCGTCGGTGAGGACACCACCAGCGGCACGGCATTCTCTGCAGTCTGTACTCCTGTGAGTGGAGACGCCGCCGGGTGGGTGAAGGCGGGCATGAAGGGCCTTGTCTGGGCGGCCAAGATGGACGACGTGGGCACCTACTCGGCGCACACGCTTACTTCGCCCGGGCTCACCCTGACTTGTACCGAAGCAGCTGAACCGTTCACCACCACCGGCTTCGACATCGCGACCGCCCTCTGCACCAGCGGCACGATAACTGGCACTCAGACCGGCCCGAACCTCACCTACAGTGCCACCCTGGGTGCGGCCGGATACGGCGGCGTCATCGTCATCATCATGCACGATGTGGACTGGGCCACCACATACACTTCCGACCCCGCTGACTCGCTCCCGCTCTCGGATGCCGTCACCACCCTGGTCACCGCTGAGCGCTCGGCCGCAGATCCTCTCGGCCTGAGCGACTCGCTCACTGTGGGGCAGGGGTTCAACCGCACCATCACCGACCCGCTCGGCATGAGCGATTCGCTCACTGTTACTCAGATCTTCGACCGCACCATCACCGACTCCATCGGTCTCGCTGATTCGCTCACCCCGGATCTGTCCGTCGGTGGCACGATCTACAACAAGAGCCAGGATGACAACCTGGGGCTGAGCGATTCGCTCACAGCTGCGGCGAGCGCCGCTCGTTCACAGGCTGATCCTCTCGGGCTGACTGACGCGCTGACTGCTGCTCAGATCTTCCAGCGCCTGCCGGCTGACGCGCTCGGACTGAGCGATGCTCTCACCACCCTGCTGACCAGGAGTATCGTGCTCGGCGATCCGATGGGGATCTCCGACGCGCTCACGGCGGCGCTATCTATGCCTCGATCCGTGTCGGATGCGATCGGCCTGGCCGACTCCCTGGGAGCGGTTCAGTCGCTCGGCCGCTCCCAGGGTGATGCTTTCGGCCTGTCGGACTCGCTGACGGCCGCGACCAGCACTCAGCGCACGGTCGCCGACCCGCTCGGAATGACCGACTCGCTGACGGTGGCGGCGTCTGCCGGCCGATCGGTAGACGACGCGCTGCCGATGAGCGATGCCCTCACGGCCAGTCAGGTTCTCGAGCGCGCGGTCTCCGATGCTCTCGGTCTAGCCGACTCGCTCACCGCGGATCTCATCGTCGAGGGCGCCTGTGGCTGGCCGTTCGCGTGGCCCGGCCCGGGTCAGCCGTGGTGTGGGACTATCCCGATCGAGTTGACTCAGGACGACCCGCTCGTTCTGAGCGACACGCTGACCACCCTGCTCACTGCGCAGCGCAGCATCGCCGACCCGCTCGGCCTCACGGACGCTCTCACCGTCTCGACGAGCGCAGCTCGGAACATCGCGGACCCCCTCGGCCTGGCAGACAGCCTCACCGCGTCGACGAGCAGCTCGCGGACCATCGCCGACACGCTGGGGCTGAGCGACAGCCTCACCGCCGCCGCCGCCTCGAGCCGTACGATCACGGACCCCTTGGGCCTGGCCGACTCCCTCACCTGGGCTGCTACCGCAAGCCGGCCGCTTGCCGATCCCCTGGGCATGGGCGACGTGCTCACCCGCGCGCTGTCCGCGAGCCGCTCGATCGCCGACCCGCTGGCTCTGACGGACTCGCTGACCACGCTCTCCCAGTCGAGTCGGACCATCGCCGACACGATGGGCATGACCGACTCGCTCATCGCAGAGCGCTTCGGTTCCGGCCAGGCGACGATCGCCGAGGACTATGTGCTCGGCGACTCGCTGACGACGGCGGCGACCGCCCCGCGCCAGCTGGCCGATCCGCTCGCACTCACCGACTCGCTCACTGCAGCGCAGATCTTCCCGCGCACGGTCGCCGATCCGCTGGGACTGAGCGACGCGCTCACGCGTGCGGCGACTGCAGCTCGAGTGATCGCCGACCCCTTCGGTCTTGCGGACTCCCTCACGGTCACCATGACCCGGGCGATCCTGATCACCGATCCGCTCGCACTCACCGACTCGCTGACGGTCAGCGCCACTCGCCCCCGCGTGATCACCGACCCGCTGGGTCTGACTGACTCTCTGACCGTGGCGGCATCCGCGACACGTCCGCTGGCGGATCCGCTGACGCTCGAGGACGAGCTCGAGGCGATGATCGAGGCCGATCGCCAGATCGCCGACGCCATGGGGATGAGCGACTCGCTCACCGTCGAGATCTTCCGCGTGTACGAGGTGGAGATCGCCGACGACTTCGGGCTGACCGACGAGCTCACCGGCCAGGCGGTCGGGGAGTTCTGCTACCCGGTCGTGATGACGCTGCGCGCCATCGCTCCCAGGCTGACTCTCGCACCCGATTCGCCGACATTGATCCTGACGCCACAGGGGCCGAATGCTACCCTTCTGGCAGAGTCGCACGCATGGATTCTCGTACCGCGCGCCCCGGATCTTTCGCTGGAACCGCAGGCACCGAAGATGGGACTTGAGGTGATCGAATGCCAATGACAGTCAGGCAGGGCGATACGCACGCCGTTTACTGGCAGGTGCTCGACGACGGATCGCCGATCGACCTGACTGGCATGACCGCTGAGATCCACCTCCGGCCGGCCAAGGGTGGCACCGCGCTCGAGTTGCCGGCGGTCGTGGATGCCATCGAGCAGCGGATCAAGCACACGCTCACGGGGGCCCTGGTCCCGGGCACCTATCTCCTCGAGATCGAGCTCACCAAGGACGGCGTGATCGCGACCGCCCCCACCGCAGCGAACGACACCCTCACCGTCGTAGCGCAGATCGCGTAGGAGTCCTCATGCTTGTCTGCTACCCACCCGGCGCCGATTGGAGCTGCGCGTACGACGATGGCGAGTTCGCCGGTCTCGATGCGACCAACGTCGAGATCGCCGAAGCATCCGCGTGGCTCGCGCTCACCTCGCTCACCGGCGGGCAGATCGCATTCTGTCCCGTCACCGTGCGCCCGTGCCGTGCCGGCTGCGCCGCGCCCGGCACATGGATGATCGCCCCGGTGCTGGCATCGGGCAGCTTCGCGGGTGTGCGACCGGGGATCTATTCGGGCTTCGCGCCCTACGTGTCGGCATCCGGCGCCTGGGTCAATTCGTGCGGGTGCGCGCCGGCAGACTGCGGATGCTCGGCTCTGTCCGAGGTGATCCTGCCAGGCCCGGTCGGCGCCATCGTCGAGGTATGGCTCGACGGGGCAGCGCTGGACCCCGACGCCTATCGCGTGGACAACAGCAATCGACTCGTGCGCACGGACGGCGAGGCGTGGCCGGCATGCCAGGATCTCGGCGAGGACGCGCACGGCGCCTCGGCATTCTCGGTCACCTACTACCGCGGTGCGGCGCCCGACAACCTCATCCTGCGTGCCGTCGGTCTGCTCGCCGTCGAGTTCTACAAGGGCTGCACGGGCCAGGAGTGCGCACTGCCGTCCAACGCGATCGCTGTCTCGAGGCAGGGGATCTCGATGGAGATCCAGGCGGGGCTGTTCCCTGGCGGCAAGACCAACCTCCCGGTCGTGGACAACCTCATTCAGACCTACAACCCTTTCGGGCTCGTCGTCGCTCCGGTGATCGCGTCGCCTGACACGATCCGCCGGCAGCCTCGCGTCACCACGTGGGGGGCGTGATGGCATTCGTAGAGGACGTTGATGTCTACCCGATCATGCAAGAGCTGCTCGGGTGCCTCTGCGAAGAGATCGCGAGGTCTGGGCTGCCGGCCCCTTGTCGCTGTGAGTTGAAGCCCGGCGCGACCTACGCGCTGGACTTCGGCCCCAGTGATTCCGCGAAGGGGAACGGCCAGGCATGGGTTCGCCTGGTCGCAGCTGGTGCGACGTTCCCGGGAGACATCGGGGATCAGCAGGCGCCACTTCTGCTCACCACGCGGTGCAACGCACCGGCCGCGTACGAGCTCGAGGTGGGGATCTCTCGCTGCGTCACCCTCGGCACCACGGTGAACAACCGCTACATCCCGCCGGCGGCGGATGCCGAAGCGGAGGACACCCGGCTGCAGATCGCCGACATGGCGGCCATGAAGCGCGCGGTGCTGTGCTGCCTCAAGGACAAGCTCGGCCCCGACGCAGAGATCGGGCTCGGCATCTACCAGCCGCTCGACATTCAGGGCGGCGTCGGTGGCGGCACCTGGCAGGTATTCGTTCGGAGGTCGTGATGGCGAACGTGCTCGTCGTCGCCACGGTCGACAACCGTGCACTCGCCACTCTCGTCTCCGGCGAGGGCTCGCGCTACGTGAACAACCAGATGGACGCCGGCAAGCGCGCGGCCATCGCGCGCGCACCGACCGGACCCTCGCGGTTCCCCACCGGCCACGTTCCCGGCAATCTCAAGCGCTCGCACTTCCGCAACGGTGTGCGCATGGAGGGCCCCTACCGCGGTGTCGGCTCGGTGATCAACAACGCCAGCTATGCCGCCGTCGTGCACGAGGGGTACGCCGGCAAGATCTTCCCGAAGCGTGGCTACTTCAAGATCCCGGCCTCGAGCTTCCAGCACTACGGTGCCGGCCTCGCGGCTCGCGTGAACAAGGACGGCTACATTCGCTGGAAGAACGCGGTCAACGGCCAGAAGGGCAACCCCTGGCTTCGCGACGCGATGGAGGATGTGCTCGGTCGCGGATGAGTGTATTCTGTGCCCCATGGTGTTCGAATTTCAGGTAGCAGCAAAGTCTCAGGTCGCCGACGAAACAGAGCTCGAGGAGGGTGAGGCTCCCAAGCCCGCCGTTGAGTTCGACATCCTCGGTCAGACGTTCAAGGCCGACAAGCCCACCCCCGGACGGGTCAACGTTCTGTTCTCTGCGCGCGGTGGCGTCGAGGGCACCCGCGAGGTGTGGAACTTCCTGCGCGATGTGCTTTGGGATGACGGGTATCAGCGTCTGCGCGATCTCGTCGCGAATGGCGAGTTCCCCCCGCAGCTTCTCTTCGGAGGTGACGAGCTGAACGAGGAGGGCGTGGTGGATCACATCATTTCGGCGACGGCCGGCCGCCCTACGCAACCGTCGAACGGCTCCTCGCCATCGCCGAGCAGCACTGGGGTGCGATCGACGGGTCGCTCGCGCTCAGCAACGTCGACCCCCTCAAGCTGAGCCTGCACCGATATATCAACCTCCTCTGGCACTGGTCCATCCAGCGCGTCGAGAAGGACAAGCTCGATCAGTGGCTCATGTACATGGACGCGCCCCGTCGCGGTTCTAGGGGTGTGACGGCTAGAGTGTCGCAGAGTACGATCGACGAAGAAATGGCGCTATTCGAGCAGGCACAGCGCAACTTGTAGCCCGAGGGGGTGGCCGTGACCACGATCGGACGCGTCGAGTTCATCGTCGGTCTCGACGGTAACCGGCTTCCGGCGCAGGCACGGCGTCTCGCACGTCAGATGGAGCAGGCTGGCCGACGTGCCGGCGACGGCTTCTCGGACGCCTTCGAAGGGCGCTTCGACGAGAACCTCTCACGCATCGGTGGGCGCTTCGCCAGCAAGCTCAGCGACGCCGGCAAGCTGGCCGGCTCCACCTTCTCGGACGACTTCTCCGACGTGGTGCAGACGCGGTTCCGTCGCATCCAGCAGAACCTCGCCGAAGTGCTCTCCGACAAGGACTCCTTCGCGGACTACGCGCGCGGGTTCAACAACGTCGGCGAGGCAGTCGAATCGCTCGAGTCCGATCTCGGCCGGCTGCGCGAGGAGACGGTCAAGTACACCGACGCCAACGGCAAGACCCGCGAGCGCTTGGTCCTCACCGCGCAGCAAGCGCGCGACTTCGGCACCGAGATCCGTCGACTCGGCGGCGAGACGACGGTCCTGCTCGAGAAGGAAAACGCGCTCGCCGAGGCGACGCGGGATCTCGAGGCCAACTATGCGCGCCTGGTGCGGACGGTCGGCGACAGCGACGCCTTCTCGCAGATGGCCGATCGCGTCGGCGGCACGGATGTCGCATTCAAGCGGCTGCGCCAGGAGATCATCGACACCGGCACCACGATGGGCCGGTCGCAGATCGAGATCGAGGAGTACGTCGACCGACTCGACCGCACCAAGACATCCGTCGACCGGGTGAACGACAGCATGAACGTGCTGGACGAGCGAGGCAGTCGACTCGATCGCATGTTCATCGCCCTCGGCAAGACGATCGTCAAGCCGTGGAACATGCTCGAGCGCGACGTGAAGCTCGTGATCGGCCTGATCGCGTCGGCCGCGGATCAGGTCGCAGTACTCGGATCGACCGCGGGCGCCGGACTGATCGCGCTGGGAGGTGCAGCCGCTCAGGGCATCATCGGAGTCGGTGGTCTCGCAGCCGTATTCGTGACGCTGGGCAAGGAAGTCGACGAGCTGCCACCCCACCTGCAGGATGTGGCACGCGAGTTCGGCACCTTCAAGGGCACGCTCACGGATGTGCGCGAGATCATTTCGTCGGCCGCGTTCCGTCAGATGAACGGCGTGTTCGAGGATCTCTCCGAGTCGGTCACGGTGCTCGAGCCCGAATTCCGCCGGCTCGGCGAATCGGTCGGCAACGTGTTCGACGACTTCGCCACGGCGGTACGCCCGGGCACGCAGGCGCTCGAGGAGATCGCGCAGCTCGTCGACAACAGCGGTGAGGGATTCGAGCGACTGGCCGGCATCGCTGGCACCCTCGGCCTCTCGCTGATCCGGGCATTCAACGGCGCGCAGCCTCTGATCGAGGATCTATACGGCTGGATGGAACGGCTGACCGATCAGTTCGATGCCTTCACGCAGAGCAACAGCTTCGATCAGTGGATCGCCTCGGCGCAGAACGTGTTCGGCAGCTTCGGTGGGCTGCTCGACGAGGTGGGTCGCGGACTGAACAACCTCGCCTCGCCGGCGGCGGTACAGCGCACGACGCAGCTGCTGGACAACCTCGCCGAGTTCATCCCGAATCTGACGGCGATGCTCGACATCCTCGGCCGACTCGACCCGCTCGGCCTGCTCGCGCAGCTGCTGAACGACGTGGGTCAGGCGCTCGAGCCGCTCGCGGGACCGACGGGGGAGCTCGCGGAGCAGCTGAACCGCCTGGTCGGCATCGGCATCGAGCAGTTCGCACAGGGGCTCGAGGCGCTCGCCATCGCGCTCGCACCCGTCGTCACCGGCATGGCCGCACTGATCGAGGTGATCCCGGACGAGGCCCTCGGCCTACTGTCCGGTGCACTGATCGCAGCGGCGGGCGCGTTCCTGATCTTCCGAGGAGCGCAGGGCGTGATGGGCGCAGTCGGCGCACTCGACGCTTTCATCGGCAAGACGGCCGCCGCGGCGGGAGCGTCGACGGCCGCAGCCGGAAAGATCTCGGCCGGGCTCGGACGTGCCGGCCTGATCGGCGCCGCGATCGTCGGCACACTGGCTCTCGCCGAGGGACTGGACAACCTCTACGACAGCGCGACCAACCTCGACGACCGCACGCGCGGCCTGGTCGCCGGCAACGCCTCGCTGGCGACCGCGTACGAGGAGCTCGGCAGCTCGGTGTTCGGCGTGCTCACCCCGCTCACCGACACCAAGACCGCGCTCGACAACCTGACCGGCAGTGGAGTCGAGGGCATGATCGGCTCGCTCGGCAACGCCTTCCAGGCCGGGGGCACTCAGGCGAACGCCCTCTCGCAGACGCTCGGCGATCTCAGCCCGCAGATCGCGGCGCTCGCCATGACGGATCTGCCGGCCGCATCGAGCCAGTTCAACGCATGGGCCACCGAGCTCGGAGCGACCGACGCTCAGGTCATGAACATGCTGAACACCATGCCGGAGTTCAAGCAGGTGCTCATCGACACCGCGCTCGCCACGGGGCTCGCCGCTACGGATGCGAATCTCCTGGCGCTGGCAATGGGCGAGAGCGTTGGACCCACGGAGGCCGCGCGCTCTGGCATCGAGCTCGTCGGCGCCGCAGCTGGACTCAGCGCCGAGACGATCTCGGAGCTCTCCGACCGCATCCGCAACTTCGGTGACACGCAGATCTCCACGATCGAGGCCACCTCGGCATTCGAGGGGGCGATCGACGCTCTGACCGAATCGTTCGCGGCCAACGGAGTGACGATCGACCTGAACACCGAGCAGGGTCGCGCCAACATGGATCAGCTGCTCGAGGGCATCCAGGGTGCGAAGGACCACGCCGCGGCCGTGTACGACGAGACCGGCAGCATCGAGGGCGCGAACGCCGTACTCGCGACGCAGAAGCAGCGACTGATCGACACGATCAAGGAGCTCGACTCGGCCGGCTACGAGGCCGGGCTATACACCGACGTGCTCAACACGATCCCGGACAGCGTGCTCACCGAAGCAGAGCTTGCCGGCGTCGCCGCTGCAGAGGCTCAGCTGAACAACCTCGCCCGCGCGCGGTCGGTGCGCCTGCAGATCGCTGTCGAGGGTGGCGGCTACATCCCAGGCGTCCCGCGCCCGATGGCGTCCGGTGGCATCCTGAACCAGCCGACTCACGTGTACGCGGGTGAGGCTGGCCGCGAGGCGTTCGTGCCGCTGGATCGTCCGCTCTCTCAGGTCGACCCCTCGGTGCGCTGGCTGTCGGCTATCGCGCAGGGCAAGAGCAATCAGATGGCATCCGGCGGCGTCGTCGGTGGGGGCAACAAGATCGAGAAGATCGAGATCACGGTGATCTCTCCTGATCCAGATCGCGCCGGCGACAGCGTGCTGCGCGCCCTGAGCGAGAACATCAACGGGTGATGACATGACGTGGCACAAGTACTTCGCGGTAGGCGGGCTCGAGGTCGGCAACGCTGCGCGCGCGATCGGCATCCAGGACACCGGCCCGTGTCCGGTTCGCTGGATCGTCGACCCTGACCAGTGTGAGACGCTCGCCGATGCCCTCGGCGATCTCGACTACACCTACTACACGATCGATTCGGCGCCCTGGTACGACCCCGACACCCCCGACCGCAGCTCAAGGATCCTCGGCTTGTATCCCATCGAGCTCGCCGGTCTCGAGGACGACACCCGCGAGGCGACCAACGAGGAGAAGATCACCGACGGCTCGCACCTCGGCCGCACACGCCGCGCGTCGCGCCGAGTGATTGTGCGCTCCATGCTGGTCGCAGAGGGGCGGGATGCGCTCGAGGCCGGCATGACATGGCTGCGCGGCGTGATGGATGCTCGCGCGTGTGGGCTGCATGATGACAAGTGCGGGCTCACCGACTTCGAGTACTTCCTCGACTGCCCGCCTGAGCGCGCCACGGTCCCCACGTACAGCAGCTGGGCGGTGCAGCGTACCAACCTCGCACGCGCGCCGCGCGCGAGCTCGGGGTTCACCTACTCGGGTGGTGGCACCTCAAGCGCTGCCAATGTGACCACTGGCGGCCCTGACGGTGGCGCATTCAACCGCATCACCAAGACGACCGCCCTGGCGAACGTCGCCTCGGATGCGGACCTTCTGCTGTACGGCACCCCTGCATGGGGCGGTCAGGCAGGTAGCGCGGTGTCGCCCGTTGCGGCCAACACCACGTACACCATGTCCGTGTGGGTGCGCTTCTCGTTCGCCGCGACTGTGCGCTTGCAGGCTCAGTCGATCCTCGGCGCGGGTGGCGGGACGGCTCCGGTTTCGGGTCAGTACGGCTCTGACGTGACACTCGTGCCGAACGTCTGGACCCGGCTCTCAACGACATTCACGACCCCGGCATCGAACATGCCGGCCGTGCGCTTGGACGTTGACACGCGCGCCGCGACGACCGTTCCCCTGGGCGGGACGATGGACATGGGTGGTGTCCTGCTCGAGACCGGTTCATTCCTGCAGGACTGGTTCGAGGGCGCCACGATCGATCAGGAACTCGTGCAATACGACTGGACCGGCACCGTCGACAACTCCACCTCGACTCTCTCGACGCGCACCATCACGGCGACGACGCCTGTCTCGGACGCAACGCACGCGCTCGAGGTCGACCGCTATCGCCGGTTCCTGCACTCGGTGAAGTGCGTCGCAGGGCCGATCGTCACAGGCAAGCTGGAATCCCACGATGAACGGTTCTTTGCCAACATCATCGAATTCACGCTGATCTCCGAGCTCGCCGGGATCTTCGCGAAGCCGCGTCCGATCACCGTCGCGCCGACCACGCCGTCTGTGATCAACGACGTGCCCTTCAACTTCGCGTTGCAGCCTCGGCCGGTCAACGGGATTACACCGCGGGTGGTCGCGATCAAGAACCTCGAGCCCAACCCCTCGCTCGAGACGGATGCCACAGGATACTCGGGTGCTCAGGCGACGGTCTCCGGTGGCTCTGCCGCCTCGTACTTCACGAACGGTCGTGTCACGGGGGAGCTCGCGGCGGTGGGCACAGCGTCGTATCGAGCTCGCATCCTCGGCAACGGATCCACGAGCGCCAGCGGCCGCGCGCGGATGAGCATCACCGTTCCCGATGTGACGCTGGACAGCGCAGACGAGCGCGTTTCCCTGAACGTGTGGGCAGCTGCAGTCTCGGTCGGCGGCGCTACCGGCGCCGCTTTGGTGAGCGTGACAGCCAAAGTCGAGTGGCGAAATGCCGGCCTTCTGTCGACCACGACCATCGGCACGAGCACGGCCGGCGCAGACATCGCCGGCAAGGCGTGGTCACTGGTGGGCCAGAAGCCCCCGGCCTCGGCCACGATCGCTCGCGTGATCGTCGAGTTCGTGGTCGACTGGTCCTCGAGCGCCACGCCGGCGAACAACAGCGACATCCGCGGCTATGTGGATGCCGTCGCAGTGACGGTTCCGTAGAGGGGGAGACATGGCTACAGGCACAGGGCAGTTCCCCAACCGGCCGTTCCTCCTGCGGATCGAGGTCTGGTACAACTGGCAGTCGGGCACACGGGCGTCGCAGCACACCGAGGTGTGGATTGATAAGCAGTCCTACTCGCCGTCGTACTCAGGCTGCTGCTCGTCATTCGAGGTGTGGGTCGACTCGGTGGGGCTCGTTCAGTCCTGGTCGGGCGGCTACGACTTCCGCAACGGCAACAACTTCCTGATCCACGCCAGCGACCGCGAGGTCAACGTCAACGGCAACGGCGACTCGGGCGCTCAGGTCTACGCGAACTACGACGTTCTCGGCTACACGCAGGCGAGCACCTGGCACGACGGCACACCGCCGTCGCCGCCGAACGCGCCCACCATGACGAGCACAAGTGCTGTCACCACCACATCATTCAGCGCCAACTACTCGCGCGGCTCAGACAACGGCAACGGCATCGACTACGACCACGTGCAGTGGTCGACGAACAGCGGCTTCACGGCAGTGGTGTGGGACGACACTCCACCGAACGGCAATCCGTCATCT